CGTGACGAGAAACCGAACGGACCTCACCAACCAAAGCTTCGACGTGTGTTTTAATCTTTGGATACTTTCGGAGAAACGCTTTGAGTGAATCGGAATATTCCATTACCTCTTCAAACGTAGGCGCATATACGCCAGCTTTTATACCATGCTTCTTTTTAGCAATCGGCGTTGCTTCAGCTAGCATCTTAGAAGTAACCGCATTAGATTCTGTAAACGGCACCTCATAGAACTTTGCAATATCTTTAATCAAAGAACGTAACTGAAGTTTATTGAAGTTGGAGATGGGAACAACAGTGTTGCCGCCCCACTCGTCAATCAACATCTCTTTGAGTTCCATCGGATTAGAAACATCATAATCGATATCAGGATAGTCTTTTGAATCTTTCGTCATAAAACGAGAGAATAGAAGATTATATTTGATAGGATCGACCTGTGTAATGCCGAGAGCATACGCAACAAGAGAGCCTGCAGCAGAACCACGTCCAGCGCCTGTAAGCTGAACTTCTGTTGCTTTATCAGCGATAGACTTCATAGTTAAGAAATATTTACTAAAGCCTCGTTCGCTAATTACGTTCATCTCTTCTTTTAATCGATCAACATACTCTGGATTGTTCGTTAGGCCAAGCTCTCTAAGCCCATCCACACAAGCAGCGACAAGGGCTCTATCGGGAGTCTGCCCAGCGGGAACAACAAAGCTCGGGAGACGAACTGTGTTATCTGGCATAAACTTTTCAATGCGCTCGTGAGCGATCTGATGCGTTCTTTCAATAGATCTTCGGATAAGATTATCATCGTATTCTACTCCTGCTTTTTTTGAATATTCTTTGTAAGCCTCCCACATTTGATCGCCATTCTTTGGAAATAGTTCGTATCCAATTTCCTCGACGCCTGATGGGAGTTCTGTGTTTGTTGCCCATTTTGGCATACCTCTACTTAACCAACCTAGTCTTTTGTAAAGTTCTCGATCTTTCCAGGCCGTTCTATTAGGATAGTGACTATCAGCCGTAGAAATTAATTCAACGCCAAATTCATCACAAACTTTTACAATTAGACGGTTTAATTGATGTTGTTCGGGTACGTTGTTCCATTGAAGTTCGCCATACCAACGATCACCAAAAATATCAACCATATTCCTAGTTGTCTCGCGCATAGCATTAAGTACAGCCTCTTCGCCCTCTTCACGGTTTTCCCAGAAGTTCCCAGCGTATACGCCGCCGAGACAGGCCGATGCAGCAATTACACCTTCGTTGTGCTCTTTCAGCATTGCATAATCAATGCGTGGGAAGCGATAGAAGTTTTCTTCTCTGTATGACTTCGATACAAGAGAGAAGATATTGTTTAGACCTTTTTGATTCTGCGCCAATAAGATAAGATGACGCCTGCGATTAAGAATGTTTTTAACTTCTCTTTTGTTTTCTTCATTCTCAATAGTCGTTCCAGAGGCCGACTTATCAATGGATTTCTTTGCTTTCTTATCCTCTTTGACGCGCTCTAGCTCTTCGCGCCATTCTTCAATACTAGGTAGGAAATAAGCTTCGACACCAAAGATAGGCTTGAAGTCTTTGCCTTGCTTCATCATTTTTTGAGCGTGTTGTACCTGATAAGCGAAGCCGTTCATATTGCCGTGATCAGTTAAGGCCAGAGCATCATTACCATTTTGATAAGCGAAGTCCATATGTTCGCCAGGATAGCCGAGTCCATCAAAAGGGCTACCCGTTCCGCTGTGAGCGTGCAAGCCTACAAACGGAATACTACTTTGTGTTCTTTCGGACATTTATTCTCCAAGTTATTTTTGCTAATACTAATATAGTTTGCGTTTAAAGTCAAGAGAAAACTTAACGTGTTTTGAGCCACTCAAAAATAGAAATTGGTTTTGGTTTAGGCCGGACATTAGTGATTTTGAAAGTGTACTTACTTAACAATGGGTGCTCAATTGAAAAAGGCTTGTTAGCTTCTTTTATAAAAATTTTGTTTCCCCATTTTACAGAAAACTGTGGTTTATCTTTTGTTGTTTGAAGAAAGCCAGAATATTTGCTGTTGTCGATATAGCAAGACCGACTACTCGAAAGGTGGGTCTGGCTTTTGGGGGTCAGTAGGCTGGTTGCCTGTAGTGCGGTTACGGTAAACGGGTGAAAGCCAATCATAGAATTTATCTCTTCCCAATTTAAGAAGTTGTTTTTTTATCTTTAAGGCTCTATTTTCTGGTGTATTTCCAAATAGTTTGCCAAAAAAGCTTGGTTCGTCGAACATTGGTTGTATTTCTTTAACAAAGAAGTTATCTAAATTATCTTTTAAACTATTATAAAATGCAAGCTGTTTTTCATCTTTATAGCCTTTATCTAATGCTTCAACATCCCACACTTTGCAATCATCATCAGTCGGAGAGGTTGATTTATTCTGAAAATTATCAAACGTCCCCTTGTACGGGTCTTGATTTGAAGGAACTTCATCATCAGTTTGAGCATCTATCTTTATCCATCTTTTCTTGGCACCAGGAGATACAGCATTTCGATCTGATGCTATGTATATATTTTTTGTCGCAGCAAAGCCGAGAAGAGCATTGTAAAGCATTTCGCCATAACCTTTGCCAATAGATTTAATAACTGAATATGTATCAGAACAATTACCACCGGAAACGCCGGCTTTGGCGCTCATTGGATTATACTGTGCCTCTATATATCCCAGTATTGATTTATCATATATTTCTTTATTTTTTATTTTTTGTGCAAAATCTTGAACAGAATTTGAATTCGCCAGCTGTTCTTTTATTTTGTTTAAATCAACAAGAGAAAGAGATATTTCATAACCTTCGTTAAAGTCTACCATCACTCCTAATGATTCTTTTGTTTGTTGTTCTTTTAAGTATTTACGCCAGTTTTCAAGTATAAGTTTCACGATAATAAATAGTTATTTCTTTTTCTTTCTGGCAAATAAACTTTGAATTTTATACGCGGCTGTATAACACAAAAGTGCCGTATAAAATATTACAAAATACAAAGCTTCGTTAATTATTTTCAGTGTTTTCTTCAATATCCACTCCTAATGGGTTCCACTCGTTATATGACATTAAAAAATCTTTTGGCCTTTCCAACTTGTGTTCGCCACCTAGCCAATCTTTTAGTCCCTCCCAAGAAGAGACATCATAATACCAAGGCAGGCTACAAGTTGCTGCGCCTTCTGTGTTCACTTTGCTGAAAACAAAGTCGTGTGTAAAATACCGGCCGGTCCAACTTTCAGACGCTTTCAACTTGTTTAGCTTATCATCATAGCCTTTTGCTTCACTTTTTCTAAAATGTTTACGACATTCTAAAAAATCCTCCGAAAAGAAAGTAAAGGGCAAAAAACTTCCATCTTTAAAGTTCTGATTATCACATTCAACATAAAAGTTTTTATCTGTGTTTCTTATTGCCGCCCTGTGATCTTTCAGCCACCACGGAGAAAACATACCGTAAGGAAACGACACAAAGTACTTATCTGGATGTGCGAAGCGGCTTATCTTTCTGCTTACGTGCCAAGCGTACTGGGCGCCTGTAATGATGCTCCAAGAAAGGCAGTCTCTTCTTCCTGTATCTTTTGGATGCATCGGTGTGTAGTAAATGGGAACTTCGTAAACTTTTGGTCGTTTTCCGAAGGTTGCGCCCTTGTCGTAGCGAACTGGGTCGACAACCCAATCGCCTAGTCGATATCGAATGAGAGGCTGCATATCCTTTGGACAGACTAGCCAAACTGTGTTACAACCTGCGACCACACAATCAAAGACTGCTTTTTCGACTGCAAGATAGTTGTGTCCAATAGGCATTAGACTATCATGCCATGGAAAGTTAAAGTCCAACGGCTGTCCTGCCACTGGAACTATGCCTGCTAGGTTTACGTGTGTTTTATTTTTTATTGTTAATGCGGGCTCATACATAGATAAACTTTATCTTTTCTGCTTCCTCATAGATATTCATTTTAGGCTTGACTATTCGCTCTTGGACCTCTAGAACAATCTCATCTCTTTTCATAAAGTTTCCCGTGAAACCCACATCTTTTAGTATTGTTTCTGTCTTGAACTTAGCCATTGTATCAGAAAAATTAAAGTCATTCAACTGTTTTTTATTCAAATTTGAAACAACTGCTATTTTTGCTGGACTGTTTATGTAGTCTTTGTGAATGTGGATTTCGCTTACTAAGTCATCGCCTGTCTTAAGGGTAAAGGCTGAGTCTTTAAAAACAAAAGATACGGCCAACATTGTGTCTATTATGGTAAATTGATCGACCTCTTCTTTTTGATTAGGAAGTCCTATAACGTTTTCGTCATCGAAAATAGTGATCTTATCATAATTTATTTTGTTTATTATGTTATTTTTACAAGCAACAGTGATTTCGTCATCGTCGATTCGAACTGCATTTACATAGTCGCCACCGACGACGTGACCGTCCATCATTAATTTGTAATAAAGTAGCCCCCAGGCAAGCTTTTTGTCTGAGGGCTCATAGGAGGGAGGAAAGGAAGGCTTATTTATTATCAATCTAGTCCCGTGTTGATAAGCCCATTGAAGAGCATTTAAGCTTCCACCAATTGTTATATTAACATCCTTCGTCATAGTTTTTAATATTTTTCTTCCATTTCCTTAATTTCTTCCAATGTTTAGTTCGCTGAAAGCAACGATAACGGTTTTCTTTTGTTAAACGGCCTCTGACAGCTTGTGCCCAAGCACCTAACCATTTTTGGTTTTCTGTAAACCTATATCCTCTACAAAAGTTTTTTTTACGAGTGTTTGCAACGTGAATCATCCAAACGTGTGCTGATTGTATTGGATCAAGCCGATTAAGGCCATATTCTTTTTCTGCCCAATGCCAAAACTGTAGTATACCTTTAGCTCTTGGATGCTTTTTTGTTTTAAAAGTTATTTTCCAATCACCTTTGGCACGAGCATCGTAGCCACTTTCTACACAGGCGGCGGCTACCAGCATTCCTCGTAAATCTTCTGGGATATCATATGCTTGAAAATAGAAATCTTCTATTTCAACTAACTTTTCTATTATCCCTGTCTGTAAAATTTTTTCTTTTGCATTTCTGCAATTATATGCCTCATTGATTAAGTTATTGTAATCATAGCTTAAGTTATTTGAGGCGATGATGCCTAAAACTATATATCCTATCAAACCTTATTCTCCTTTTTATTTCTTATTGTGAAAGTTAATAAACTTAAATAGGTTCATTGTTTTAGTTTAACCCAAAACTCCATAAATATGATTTTCCTGAACCAACAAGAAGTCACCTTGATCTAAACTGGCTGTTGAAACCATATGATCTTCAACTATAACTAATTTACCAATGTCTTCCAAGCTAACTTTATTACAATCAGCAGAGATTTGGCTAATCTTATATACACCAAATGGATTTGTTTTAACGTTATAATCATCTGGTAAAATAATAGTTGGGGCAGTCTCTTCTGTTTGTTGAGGTGCCTCTTCTAAAAGTAAAAAACGATTTCGTGGATCTAAATTCATACTTCCTCCTTCGGGCCAAATTTCTTTTCAATTAGATCAAACATTTCATTAACGGCATCGAGATCAGCTGATTTTTGGTACATTCGGAATGCCTTGATAGCAGACCAAATCTCTTCTTTGCTTAACCAGCCATTCTCAATGTATTCTGCTCGTAACTCTTTTTTCTGCTCTTTAAAAGGCTCCATAGCCTCTTCTAAAGCGATCATAGATTTAAGATAGTTAACAACATAATGATCTTTTGATTCTTCATTGTTTTGATTTTCTTCTACTTCTTCAACGACTTGTAAAAATTTTGGTGTCATTTTTTTCTCCTTAGTAACAACTGTAATCGTAAGTTTCCCACCGGCAAGTATCCCAGTGGTAACAATATTCAACATAGCACTCGTGATCAATGACTGTTGGATCGTAAACTACGTAACAATCACAATCACCAAATTCGTCATACGACGTGCAGTACTCATAATTTCTTGGACCAGTGTAATAAAAATTATATTCACAAGCAGCAACTGGTTGTACTGGTTGATTAACAAATTGCACTCTTGAAAAGGGATGAGGTCTAATTTCACACCCAAGAGCAAGTGTGAGGACCAAACCAATAATTGATTTCTTCATAGACATATAATAATAAACTTTTATTAAATTGTCAAGGGTTTTTTAGGAAACTTCGCAAGCCCCACCAGCACAAGCTAGTTCGCCTTTGAGGTCTGTATTATCTTCAATCTCGATAACTTTAGACAAATCAATGTCCTCCAGTGCATCTAATAACTTGATGTAAGTTACTTCATCGCAGTCTTCAAACGGAGCCTGCTTGTAAGTACCGCCATCGTGAGGAAGAACCGAAAGACCATTATAAACAGCACGATTATCCCACATCCACTGGCCAACAGTATCCCATTCTTCTTCGCGGATAGAAACAGTGGCTGAAACATTGTGGGTGTTTTGCCCTTTGCCGTGTCCATTCTTTACCCACTCTGTGGATACTTTTTTCACTCTTTCTAACATATCCATAGCATTTTCATCTCGTGTGATGGCGCCGTTTGGTGCTCTCTGTGGAACGGAGATGACTGCTGTGTCGTGTGGCCTAAAGAATTCATCTTCTACTAGATCTGGATGATAAATCGACAAATAGTTATAGATAGCCTCGTTTTTGCCAACACGAAGTCGACGAATATAATAATCATTGTGCCATGCGTGAATGCCAGAAGATGTTCCAAGGGTTAAGCTTGTTGTTCCTGCAGGTTTTACACAAGTTGTACGTGCTGCGGGTTTAATTCCCACAAGATCTGCGATTCTTTTGTTTTCTTTTCTAACTTCTTTTGCTGCTTCCTTCATATCTAGTTTTAAAACATTGCCAGAAGCAATACCGGTCATTGATACGCCAACAAGAGCGTCTTTTTCCGTAGATCTGCGCCAAACATCACGAAGATAGTGAAAATCAGTGTAAGAAGCCTGTAGGGTACCAATAAACGAGGCGGCCCGGGCTCTTGCATTAATTTCTTCTTGTGAATCAACATCAGAAGCATTGATTTCTGTAAGATTACAGAACTGATATGGTCTTAGAGCTATCTCACAGCAAGGATTGGTACCCCAGTCCTTATCGTTTGAAAAATAAAACCCTGGCTCGCCTGCTCCTGACGCTTTTACACGAAACCAAAGGTCTTTGAAGAAGTTTTCAGTGACCAAATGTCGCATAAGAACAACAGAATTGTTTGCTCGGCCTCTTTGCGGGTTCTTTTCCCACCAGTGACCGCTCTTTGCGGATATCATTTCATCATCCCCTGCAGAGAATAGAGAAATAAGAGCCGCTCGTCTAATACCACCGGCCAAAACTGCATCAGCAATGTAACACACCATATCATGAACTTCAATAGGAGTAAGTTTATCGCCTGTTTCTTTATTACATAAGATACCTTCTAATTTAACTAAGCACTCACGAAGAGGCTGTGGTCCTGGTGCTCTGCCGCCTGAAGTCACTAGTCTAGCTCCTTTTGGTCGGATATCACTATAATCAAAACGAACTTTTGAAGCACCAGTAAAATAGGACTTCATCAAAACCTTTACAGCATCAGCCCAGCCCTCTATGCTATCGCCAACAAGGTGACGACGTGTGCGTTTAACAGAAGGTCTTGTAATTTCTGGTAGTTTATTTACGTGATGAAACTGCACGCTGTAGCCAACGCCAGTGCCACCAAGAAGTAAAAACATAATTTCGTGAAATGAACGCCAGTCATCGATAGGTAAATAGGCACAATTAAAAATACGATTAGGGGCCACTTCAATGGGCTTACCGCCAAACTGCATAGAGCGCATAGAAGGCAAAACCTTTTTATCATATACGTATTCATACGCTGCCTGTATTTCTTCCTTCATCTCTGGAAACTTTTTTATGTGCATCGCTTTGTTGCGATCTACTAATTCTGACCATACTTCTCTTCTTTCTTTTTCGGGTAAGTACTTTGCGTACTTCATGTGGACTGTGATGTCCGACAGGGTTTTGTTGGCGATGTCTTGTGGCATATGTCTTTCTCTCCTTATTTGTTCATATTTCTAAAGACTTCTCGGGCTTTGGAGAATTCCTTCTGTTGTTGTTTTGCTAGCTGTTGCTGTTGTAACTTCACAACGTCATCTCTTTCTAATACTTTTATGGACACGCTTGATGTATCCATAAACGCGGAAAACACAATTCCATCGGGGCCATTTCTGTTTTTAGCGACAAAAATACGCGCAATATTAGCATTCCTATCCTTAATAGTCCTAGATAGGCTAATAATAAAATCTGCAACAAAGCACTTGTTAAATGCTTCCGAGATTGACTCCATTGTGATTACTTCTTCGTTAAGACCCTTTCGGTTGGTTTGTGAAGCGGTTACTATAGGGCAACCAAACTCTTGTCCAAGTCCGCGTAGCTCTTCATAAATAGATTCTAATTCATGTCTTTTCTCAGAATTTTTACGAACTATTGAACTTTTTAATAAATCGCCGTAGTCAACAACGATCATATCGATTTCCATTTCTGTCTGTCTAATCTTTTCCAAATGATTTTTAAGAGTCACAGTGGAGGCAGACTTAGTTGGAAACTCTTTTACAATGAGTTGCCCATCAATATCCTTGATTACGTCATAAACTTCATCTTTTTGATTTATAAGCTCGTCTAATGGAATACCGGTAAGACAGGCATCATAACGTTGAGCAACGGAGGTATCGGCTAATTCTAGCGTGAAATGGACAACATTTTTACCTTGTTTTAGCGCTTGCGCTCCGAGATGAACGAGAACATGAGATTTACCGGCCCCTGTTGGAGCAACCACAACTGCAAGTTCGCCTTGACCCAAGCCACCCTTTGTTATCTTATCTATCTTTGCCCAGCCGGTTGTTACCGGATTCCGGGCACGTTCGATAAATCGAGCCTCAAAATCTTTAATATAATCATAGCCGTGATCATTGCTTATACCTAAACGCAGGGCATCTGATATAAGCTTTTCTATTTCTTCAAACGAGCATTTGTTTAGAAGTGGCACTGATTTCATCATTGCTTTCTTAAGAACTTGTTTTCTACAAAAATCTACCGACTTTGATATAATGTACTCTGTATCCTGTATTTCCGGAAATGCCTGAACTTTAACAAAATAATCCATCACTTGTTTTTGGATTACTTCATTTTCATCTGTTAGCTCTGTATTAAGAACAGAATTTAGGGTGTCATTTGTTGGATGAATACCATATTCTTTTTTGTAATTAAAAAGCTTGTCAGTAAAAACTTGAAGGTATTTTAACTCTAAATATTTAACATCTAGAACTTCTTGCATTTGGTCACAATATGACCGGTCGTAAAGCATAAGCTTACACATATTTTCTTGGAAACTCTTTCCAAAAATTCCTAAACTGTCCATTAATTCCTCGCTGACTTGTGGATATAAATATAACCTTTATGGTTTGAAAAGTCAAGTTGAATATCAACTATTTCATAAGTGGTGAATGTTATAGGGTAAAAAAACTTTAGCGTCTCAGTCTACGCTTTTTTCTCTTTTTCTTTTTGCTTTTTGATTTTTCAGAAGTCTCTGAAATGCTTGATGATTCGCCATAATCAACAGGCTGAACGAACGCAGAGGTGAGCAAAACATACAGCATTAAACCTAAACCGTATAAAAAGCTACGCACCACTGCCTCCTGTGTTATACAGTAACTATAATTTAACTTAACTAAAAAGCAATGTCAAGGCAAAATTATTTAAATATTTTTTCTTTTGAAGTGAGAAACATTTTAGGCAGAAAAGATTTCTTTAAACTCAGTAGCCTATCAAATCTTGCTCTTTCTCTAGAGTTGACATATTGACCTGTTGGTTTCTTGATCTCTCCGTCGATCATTTGATCTCCAAAATCATAAAATTTTGACTTTTTTGGCGGTGCTGCTGTGGCAGCAAAAGATAAGATTAATAAAGTGATAATAAATGTTTTTTTCAATGATATAACTCCCATAAGGGGTGCGGAAATGATCACGCCCCCTATAGGTAATTATGCTGCTTTTAGCTTTGTCGACTAAACAAGCTTTTTACATAGCTTGTCCAGGCCCAAAATTTTCTTTCTTCAAGATAATCTGGTTCTAAGTCATTTGCGTATGCTTCGACCTCAAATGGGTTTCCGTAATACGCCGCTTGCCAGCTTCCCTTTGTGAAACGACCAATAACATAAAACAAACCGTATAAAATCCACTGAAACACAAACAACATTTCAACTTGCTGTAAAAAGTGAATAGTCTCGTGAGTTATTGTTTTTTCACTTAACTGCCCTCGACAAACAACAAATGGACCAGCAGAGAAAGCCCATACATCGATAGGAGCGATCTTTGATAGCCAATGAGGTAGTTTGCTATTTTCAATAAAAATTGGTTTTAAGTTCTTCATTTATTAAGTTCCTTTTTATCCCTTTGGATTCTTGCGAACTGTTCGAACATACGATTCCAATTAATCTCATTGATTCCGTCTTCCAGCATCATAACTTGTGTTTGAGTTTTATTGAAGGTATGTTCGAAGTTGTCAATAATCCATTCGATGCTCTGTTTAGTCTGTGCCGAAAGACTGGGACTATACAGTTGCATCAGGTTATAATTAGACTGAATAAGCGATTTATTCTCTTTTATAGAGATGAACGCCTTAGCGTTGCTTTCTTGATTTTCACAAAACTCTATCAAATCATTAATGTAAACATCTTCTTCTTTTTCAAAGAAAGGAAAGCGTTTTGCTACCGTTTTCAGTCCAATACCAGGAACTCCATCTAAATTATCAGATTTATCTCCAACTATAGCACGAGCTAACGCAAAGTTGTTTGGATGAATGCCGTGCTCGTCTATTATGCTATTTTGTGTTAAAAGCTTTTTCTGTACAGGACGATATAAAATAGTCTTTTGATCAAGCAACTGATAAAAGTCTTTATCGCTTGAAACTATAATTTTTTGACTATCACGCAAACTACTATATCGACATATATAAGAGATAATATCATCTGCTTCGACTTCATCTGCGATTAGCTGCATAACCGGAAAGTTATTTAAATATTCACAGATTCTTTCTTGTTGCCAGATTTTATTTTCTTTCTCTTGATCCTCTGTTAAAACCTTAAAATTACGGTTAAGACGAATAGGCGCTCGGCCTTCTTTGTAGTTTTTATTTTGCTGCTTGCGTTTGCGGCTTCCGCCGCGGCCATCCCAACAAACAACCACTTGTGTTGGTTTCATTTCTCGGCAAAGCTTTTGAAGAGACTTAAGAAAGCCAGTTGTTCCACCAATGGGTTGACCCTCTTTCGAAAGCTGCGGGACTACAATATAACTTCGCAAGAACATATTTAGTCCGTCTATAATTATTACTCTCTCACTCATACTTTAGCCTTGTTTTGAAATACGTTTTCTAGCCTAGCCATAGATTTTTTATAATATTCTTCACTGAACTCACACCCGATGAAATCTCTGTTTAGATTTATTGCGGCCACTGCAGTTGTGCCAGAACCCGAAAAACAATCTAAAACTAAATCATTTTCATTTGAGTGTTTTCTAACAAGTTCTTCAAACAAAGGAAGACTTTTTTGTGTTGGATGAAATCTATCCTTACCGCCTTGAATTGGGAACTCATAAATAGCATTGTCGTAACTACTGTTGAATGTTGGGCTACCTTTTTTAACGCCAAGAAGTGCAATCTCTCTACAATTAGTGAGATAATTTCTACTGCTGTTGAGAGGCTGCGGATTTGTTTTTATCCACTCAAGGAATCTCAACTGTTTAAACTTTGCGTTCTCAAGCTGTTCTTTAAGATAAGATAGCTTCCAAATATCAAAAAAAATAATACACGTACCTCCTGGGCGAAGAACACGATAAAAATGTTGAATAAACAAATTCAATTTTTCCATCGTAAATTCAGAATCCCAAGAGCCATAATTGGTCTTTACGGCATACTTCTTACCGTAAATACTTCCATATTTTAAAAAATTATTTTTTAGTTCTTTGAGTTTTTTTTGTCTTTTTTCTTGAGGGACGTTTCCGCTATCCATCCAAGCTGACCACTCGTTATCTGTTTTATAAGTTAACCAGTCTTCCTCTGTCTTAACATTTTCAGAGCCTTCTGTATCTTGTCTGTTGATATGATCCACCCATTTGTCCATCCCAGTTTCCCGAGAGGTGATATAAGGTGGATCAGTCAACACTAGATCAACAGAATTATCTGGAATGCCCTCTAAGAAAGACAGGCCATCTTGAAGAAACAATTTCATACTAAATTACTCTTTTGCCGTGTTTTTTGATTTCAGTCCAGGTAATATCAGCATTTAGGCGCGGGTCTTTTCTCTTTTTTCCGTCGTGGTATTGTTTGTGAAACTTAGGCAAAAGAACATCATAAACTTTTTGACCGGTCATTGACCAAGACTCCACCAACTTACCACCGGTGAATCTATTATAGAAATGTTCATCGTAAGGTAAAATCTTTTCTTCTTTCAGATATTTTACTTGCTCTTCCCAAGTATCCTGATTAGAAACACCAGTATAGGAGCCTTTACAATTTTTACCAGTAGTAGATTTGTATTCTTTTGGACTTCCATCAGGACCGTAACCATCAGCACCAGCAAGGGTGGGCGCAACGGTGTGGCCTAATTTTATAGCTGCGTAAATCTCTTTTGATCGAGCATAACTAAACGGATCACCCCAGCTTTGCTCTTTACAGAGATCTGCCATTCGTTTATATAGATATAAGTACTCTTCTTCTGGTGTTGTAAAGTTCATAAAGACTCCTTTGATTCGTTATGTACCAATACTAATAAAAATATTTATACTTGTCAAGCAGTTTCCTCGTAGAACTCAGTAGCATCACCAGTTCTTTTATCAAACTTGCGAACAACTTCCTCATCCATTATTTCAAGAACTCGTGCTTTAAATTTATCATCTTGAAGTTTGTCAATCCAGCGCGCAGATTGAAACTTTTCGCTTGTGCCATCTTCGAACTTAAGTTCATACCACGCCCCAGCGCGATCTAGATGCTCTGAGCCTTGGATAGCATCAAACCAACTTTCTTCGTCAGCAACGCCGACTTGATCACCCCAGAGGATTTGAAACTTGCATTGGCGTCCTTGTGAGCCAAAACGAGACTTCTCTAGCTTAACCTTGACAGTATTACCAATACGATAACCTTTGTCGTCAGTTACAAAAGAAGCTTTTGCTTTTGGTCTAGTTAGCCATACGCGCAATGAATAAGAATAAATCATCGCCTTACCACCGGGTGTTACATAAGGCGTAGTAAGCGTTTCCGAAGGTGAACGAGTGATATTTGTCTTAAGCTGATTTAACACTAGAAAAGTCGATTGACTATTCGCGATGGGAACAGTTAATTTAGACATGCCTTTTGCTAAGATCCGTGCTTTTACGGCCATACTAGACTGTGGATTAAAATCACCCTCCACATCAGAGATAGAAGGTGTAAGAGCCAAACTATCCCAGATAAAAAGAAACTGACTATCTGTAGAAGAAAGTAGTTCCTCCATTGTCTCCAAAACAAATTCTACTGAGGTTGCTTGGACATATAAAATCTTTGATGGGTCACATCCTGCTTTTTCTAAAAAGTTAAAGTCTAATGAAGACTCTGAATCAAAGTAGACAACATCAATACCCATTTTTTGAGCATTCCCGGCTATCTGAGCGGCCATATAAGACTTGCCACTTGCCTCTAACCCAGCTATCTCCGTAACTTTACCTACTGGTATGCCAGCTAATTTGCCACGACAGATAATACTGTCGAGCCAGCGCGAGCCGGTTGGAATCCATTGCTTTACCGTCGTTGGATTATTTGGATCTGCTAGATCCACAGAGACTTCTTGTCCTGCCTTCTTATTTATTAGTTTTCTCATCTGGTCCATCGATAGACGACCAGCGGATTTCTTTTTAGCCAATCTCATGTTCCTCCTCTATATTTTCGTTTAGCATCCTGTCGGGTCTGAATGCGTATATTGGTCCTCTATAACCATTTTTATCCAACTTAAATGATATGTTATCGCCATGATCTCGAACCTCTAAAATATAATCTTTAGAGCGTTGAATAAGATTAGACACATCACTATTATCAGACCAGAACCAAGCATAGCCCTCTTTTATGTCTTGCTTTGAAGCATGAACTGAGGACTCGCTATTTGGTCCGCCTCCAAGACCTTTATATTTATTTGCTATGTCTTGAAGGGCCATTTCAAAACCTTCTTCTCCTTTTGTCCATTTTTTCACGATTATCTCCTAAAAAATATAAGTTGATTGTGTTCTTTCTTTATCTGTGTTTTTGTTTATCAATCCAAACCTGTCCTCCATATTTTCATAATCATCATACAGATCATCAGGTGTTGCTTTGATTTCCATTTTTATGGTTTTATATTTTGTTTTCTTACCCATTATATCATACTTGAAATGGCTTAAGAAACCGCCATAAACTCTCACGCGGCCGCACTTACATTCTCTTAAGTCTTCTGATGTTCTTGAATAAACGGTTGTATTGCACTCTTCGCAGTGAATCGCTCTTACCAGCAATTTTATCCCTTCCTTTAATAACAAAATAAAAAAAGGGGGGACAAGCCCCCCAAGGAGTTAGCTACCAAGTAGCTCAGAGAATGCCTTATCGACATCCGAAACGTTTCCAGCAGTAGACGTTACTGACTGGTTAGAAGTAACTTCATCAACAGTGTTGAGGAAGCGATCAAGGATATCCGTTACCTGATTAGTAGAGCGACGAGCATCAGCAAATACTTCGTCAAAATCAGGTACAGACTCCATGAGAGTTCGCGCTTGCGCCTCATCCTCGTGAAGAAGAGAAGACTTGCGCCGCGGAGTAATCTTAGTTTCAGGATAAGATGCTCCTGCAGGCTTTGAGTAGCCAATAACCAAGTCAGTGCCCTCTGTGGGGTCTGTGATATCGCCATACTCTGGGTTAAGAACAAGGCCGAGTAGAGTTTCATAAGCACGCTTACCAAAGCCCCAAACTTTTACACCTTCTTCTTCTTGTCCTCGAACAAGCACCGGAGCAAAGAAACGCTGCTTCGCGCCTAACTTACGTGCTACTCGCTTTGACTCTTCAGAGCCTTCACGCCATAGGGCACGTACATAATCATCGAGTGGGCAGTCCTCACCAAAGTTACGCTTTGGCGAAAGAAATCCAGGCTCACCCGCTACGTCATAATGAAACCAGTAATCTCGGAAGGGATCGCCGTCCGATGGAGCTACCAAACGAATAGTCTGCTCGCCCTCCTGTGGTTTCCAAAAAGTATTCTTCTTATTTCCATTTCCTTGTAGCGCGTCCAAGCGGGCACGCATCTTTTCCATATTAATTCCCATAATTATTTTCTCCTTAGTTAAAGTCAGTGTGTTGATCTTTCACACTGCTAGTTGTTGTATTAAAGTGCTGCTTTTTTCGCAGTAAGCTATAAGCTCATTATAATCAGTTGAATGAACTGAATAAGTAGTTTTCATTTTTTCGTGTTCTGTATTACATTTTAAATTTTTACGAATAACCTCCATAAGATTAGGATCTTCTTCCAATTGTTTTTTCGGAACTCCATAATAATAACTTTTTTCTCGTGGAATGTCAAGCTCAAAAAACATTTTTTCTTGATTATTTTCAGAATCTAACAGACCAAACGTTGATATGCGTGCAGTATCAATACGCTTTGTTTGTGTAGTCATTATGGGCTGTGTATTTTGAAAAACATTTAACATATGATAAGTTGTAGCGATCAAGTGATTTATTGAGTCCCAGAACTTCATTATTGGAACAGGTCCCATTATATCAGATAATTTATAATTGTCAATTAAAAAAACACGATCTAGTAAATTTGATCGAGCATATTCTTGAAAGACATTAAAAAGTAATCTATTTTGGAGAAGTTTTTGCCCAGCAAGGTCATCTTTCTGTGGGAGAACATACATTACTCGTATTTTGGCTTTCTTGTGTATTTTCTGTAAAATTTTCAAAGAAGCACCAGAGACAGCACCGCAACTTGTGATAAATAAAGTTTCAGGCATCACCCCCTCTAGAAAATTATTTATGCCTTTCGGCATATTGCTTTTTTCATAAAGTTCTGGACTGTCCTGATGCTTAAGACCAAATGTTGTTTTGGTCTTTTTTAATCCTACATCTATTTTTTTTATTTCGTATTGTGGGTATTGTGACAGGTGGTCTGCGATGCTGCAACCCGCTTTACCCAAACCTATAACGGTTTGCATTTATTCCTCTTATTCTGCTGTGGCTATTTTCTGTGCTGTGCCGACTGCGCTTCTTTTTTTAATGTCTTTGGCGGCTTTTTTCAGATCGCCTTGAGTTTGCACTGATAGTCCTGGCGCTGTGTGTCCAGATATTCCACGTTCAAACTTGTTTTGTACAAAATTTTGTAGTTGAAGATTGACATCTAAATCAGTCGAATCCATAACATCGTTTTCTGGCTTGCTCTGAATATTACCAAGCCACGCTTTTAAAAATTCTTCTTCAATTCTATCATCTAGCATTGCAGAATATTTTGGATCAACGTTAAAAAGATCCAAAAATGGAGCTTTGTCAGTGGTAGAGGTTGGCTCATTTTTATACTTTTTATAAAGTTTTTTGCCTAAATCAAACGTTGCTTTAGCTACTGGGGCACCAGCGGCTATTGCCTTACCCAATCCAATGACTGCCGCAATAGTTATAGGTTCTTCCAACAGTAGATTTTTAGAATCTGATTCTTTCGACTCCGTAAACAGCTTACCAGCGAAATTTAATAATAATTTTGCCTCGTCGCTACTAAAGAATTTACCAATCCCAGTAGCAGCAACTAAAGCATCACTCTTTAAACCCTGCTTTGCGCCAAGAAAAAGCTTCAGAAGAGCACCAAATTGGCCATAGGTTACGGGATCTGATTCTTCAACCTCATTAACATAACCTCTCCAACTTTCAAGTATTAATTTCATCTCACTCATTGTTTAAGCACTTTATCTAGCTCTGCATTTAACTGCTTGAGGAGTTGGGTTATCCTTCCGGCCGCTGCGAGATTGCCTTTTTTTGCAAAATTCTTCAATTTTGTCTCAACTTGATTTAATATTGCGCGTTCCTTATCATCAACACCAGCCTGGGTCTTCGCTGCAGCCTTCATTTGCTGTGTTTTGTAATCCGTAGAGGAAAGCTTTGCTTCTTGTTCTTTTAGTTCTTCTAAAATAAGCTGTTTGATGTATTCTTTTGTTGCATTCATATAAAATTCCCTATTTTATATTTAAAGTCTTCATATCTGCCCAGTTTTTACCACCTTCGTGATTAACTTTAAATTTGCCAAACCTTGTGTTACTAAATAGTTTCGATATTTGGTTTATGTCATATTGATCTTCATTTGAAAGATCAATAACTAGGCTATCGTGATTACAAAATTTAACAAAAGATTTTTTGTCTTTTAAGAATTCCCAAATTTGATACATTTGTTCAAATACTAAATCTGCTGCTGTAGATTGAATAATATAACTGATAGCATGATCTTCATCCGATTCAATCTCTCTACCGAACTGTGTATAAACCTTGCCTAAAACTTTATCAAAATACATATCTTTTAGAACTTTACGGTCATAAATCTTATCAACCTTGGCATCAGTACTATTTGGATTGTAAAGCCAAGAAAAAATCCTTTTCTTTGCATTTTCTCTACTTTTGGTTCTAGTAAAAACATTTTTAAGATTCCAATCGTGTAGGTCTTCTTCAGGTTGGTCGTGTCCAAGAAGAGCTAAAGCGACTCGTAACTCGCAAGCATTGAAATCCAACTCAAACAACCAATCGTTAGTGGGGGTAACAATTTGGCGATATTTTTTTGGAAGTGTCATTACTGGAAACGAGTTTGGTCTTGTTGTCAAGCGACCTGTGACTGTTTTAAACATATCATAATCAATATAAGGTTTACAATTGCTTACAGTTTTAAACATATTACGGTCTTGAACTGTAAGTCTCTCTATTTTTGTTGGATCAATGTTGACATTACGGTTTTTAATGTCTGCTATAACCTTGTTTGTCTTTAACAACTGATCGTAGTCTGTGGGTTTTGGGTAGTTGATAAAAATATCTTCACAAATTTTATTTTTTATCTCTGCGAAGTTTTGTAGATAATGCTTTGGAATTAAATCATATAAGCAGTAGTCATCCAGACTTAGACCTACTTCGTTTGCTGCCTTGAACGCTGCTTTGATTCTTGCTTGGACTGCGGACCACTCCCCTCTAAAACCTTCTGGGCAAAGCTGGTCCAGGGATTTACCCCCGGTGTAAAGATTAGCATACTCGACCTCCTTGTCTCGTAGATAAGTAGCATATGACCAAGTTTGAGTGCAATTATCTGTAATTTGTTCGCTAAATGTTCCTTTTCTGTAGATAAGGGAGCATTTGTTTTTTTCATCAAATGTTTGGAAAAGCATTATACCTCTTAGTAGCCAAAACTGTCAGCGATTTCATTTGCTATTCGTTGTATCAAGTTCGATGTTGATTCTCCCGAAGGAAAACCTGAACGTTGAGACATTCTATCAGGACTTTTTAGTCTTGTCAACTTAGAAAAATTATTTATTCTTTTATCAGCAAGAAATTCTGAGAAATATAACATGGCGCCATATATGTCTGTATTTTCAAATTCATAGACCAGCCTTCTTATTAATGAATCAAATTTTTGATTTGTTAAATTGACTTTTTCTTCTATTAATCTTATATTAACATATAATTTCATAAAAGTATAGTCTGAATATATACTAGTAAATTTAGAGTAGCTTGGATCAAAATAACTTATTTCAGAGGGCCTTAATGTGATTTCTCTCTCGGTTTTAAAAGAAGAATCCGAAAGTGTTTTTTTTATACAATTTTTATATCTCATTATTTCTATTCTTGGTCTATGAGAAATAAAAGAAGCATAAGAAAAGAACATATATTTTTTAAAAGATATATAACTCATATATTCAGCTTGTAAATAATTTGTATTAAACATTTGTGTTGCGCTCGTTGTCCTATAGGGCACCATATAGTTTTTCATTCTATTTGAATTTAAATTTGCTGCGATTGCCCATGGTACATTTTTTCTTACGTAAAATCCGAATGAGGCAGCTAGCTTTACATAATCATAGAAAAAATCATTTGATAAATAATTGTTCCACTTGTCAGTGTCATTATCATACCCATCTTCTCCAAATTCGATTATTAGTCCGCTGATTCTGTAATCTGTTCTGGGTGATAATAAATATCCGGCCAATGTGTGAGGTATTTCACGATTTGTTTCAACAAAAAAACTGTATTCTCTAGAAAAATCTTTAAAATTCATAATACTTGACTTGTCTTCATCAGACAAGAACACATTATTAAAATTTTGGTCAAGGGTATTTTCAAAATAATTTTGATAATTCAAAACAACATTGTCGTGAGCTTTTTTTGGTTTATCAATATCTATAAAAGACGTCATCGATGTTCTAAATTTTGTTCTGGCATCTAAAACAAAATTTTTAAAATCAGTATAAGCATCAGCTACAAAGTTGACAACACTTAAGCCATTCACTGTGCTTCTCAATATATCTGTATCTGGGAAAACTAAGCGACCTCTTGTGTCGACTTTTCCCCAATTTGGCTTTTGATACCAAATGTCTAGTGGCTTAGATAGTGTGTTATTAAAATCGTCTTCTTTTGGATACACTAGTGAGCTGGTATTATAATAATCTCTCTGAGCATAAAGATAGTCAGAAGTTAATTCATTACTGGCAAAAGGTACAATGTCTATTTCTCTAGGCATAACATAAATAGTTTTAAATTATAATTAGCTGTCAAACTAAAAATCAATATTCAGAGGATTTAATTCCAATGCTTTAGCCGTAATCAAAACCATCATATGCGTCCATACTCTGCGACCCACCTTGATAATCATCTGGATCTAAACTTTCGTCAAAAGCTCCAAAGCCTGCTTGTTTTTTTATTTTGCTAACATCCCGCTTTGCTGTAGCCACACCAGATATCTTTTTGTAGCTCCGAAGGGCAGCTTCTCCACTGGCCCCCAACTCGCCGGCGGCGGCTTCAAGCCCACGCTCCTTTAAGATTGATTTTTTATCTGAATTATATAGAGTGGCGCTAATTTTTGTAGTAAATAAACCACCTGTCGTATACTCATGAGTTACAGCACTTACTTGATAATCTCCTGCAATAAACATATTTGCCCTGCTAGCTCCTCCGGCATCTAGCGTAGGTGCTGCAACTTTTATTTGCATACCCAATTGAAAAAATGGCGCCATAATTGTTGAAATTTCAACCTCAAAAAAGGATGGTATAACTTGGCTGTCATCTCCTCTAAGCTGTTCCATCACCAATTTTTGTAAATCAGAATCAGCTATTTCATTAATTTGAAATTTTGTTATGGCCCCAGTAGAAGTGCCACCAAAAATAAATTTTGGACATAAATTTTCTGCGCCTCGTATTGCTTTATTGTCTTTCGCTCGTTTAACGTAAATTAGCATTCCGCTAAACACTTCATTGACGGAAAGTCTATCATTTGTATTTATTTTGTAAAGAGGTAGATTGCCCCCGGAGACACTTAAATCAATTTCTAAAGGATAAGTCATTTTTTTTAAAGTAAAGTTACTCACTGAAGACTGATTGTTTAATACTTGTGCTTTTCTTTTTCTAGTCAAAGAAATTAATTGAATCAGTTCTTCCATTAATTGAAAAATAGTAAAATAATTTTGTTGTTGACCATATAATCTTTTAGCCAAAATATATCTTAGGTTTTTAATGGATATCGGAACATCATATAAGCTTTTTCTACGTAATGATAAATTAGCTGGATCTTTTATTTTATCTTCAAAGCTTTCAAAGGTTATATCTGAAAAAAGTAATATTGTTTTCTCTAAAGAATTTCTTAATTTTTGTTCTATTTCAAAATCTGTTAAGGAAATAATGCCAAGTTTTTTAACTTGTGTTGTTATTATCTTGTATAATCTCGTGTAGACTAACCTCATAATATCACCAAAAAGTATGTAATCAATTTGTTTTTGCCTGCCTAGATCTACTAATATATTATCAATATCTTGTTCATATCTAGATATATCTTTTCCTTTTCCCTTAGTCGTATTGGCCTTGTCGCCATCTTTTGGTTTTTCTTTTATAGTCACTGTGTTACCAGCAATGGCTTGCTTTGAGGTTCCCTCTGAATCAGCAAGGTTTTTTTTCACTTGCTTTGTTAAACTTGTCTGATTGTAATAATCATAAATTTGTTGCGATGTAAAAAAAACAGTGCTCACAACCCCATTTTTTAATTTCTGAGGATCGCTGAAAGAGAACGTTTCCTCAAGAGCTTTGGTTAATTGAGAGTGTCTTAAATTAGCTAACCCATCCACAGCATTTTTCTTTCTTTCTGCAGCCTGATCTCTTAATGCTTTAACATCTGTAAAATCTTCAAAGGTTTTCTCTAATTTCTCTCTTGTAATAGCAGCATTCAGGTCTATATATTCTTGTCTCCTGATTATATCATTTACATGAAATTCGCCTGTGGCAATTTTATTAGGAAGTTCTTTGTCACTTACACCTTTATATTTACTCTGATATTCTTTATACTTAGACCCATTACGCACCTCTTCTCTAACAGCGTCAACATATGCTTGTTTTTCTTTATCCAGAATTTTAACTTGCTCTGCAGCTATATTAAGTTGTTTTCTTTTGTTTTCTTCCGCGGCCAGTAAATCTAAACCTAAAAAGTCAAAGACCAAATTCGAATTAAAAAGACTCTCCTCTCGTGACTGATAGGACACATCAAGTTTTACTTTTAAATTCTCTTCTAAAGAGAATTTTGTTTCAGTTAAAGTCATCATTATATTAAATCTCATCTGAGGTGAATTTAATGCGTATTTTTCTATTAATGATTCATCATTGCTTGAATATGAAATGCCGAGTCTGGTGTAGAATTTCTCTGCCCCCACAACACCAGACGATCTAAATATCTGAGCAAATGACACAGGATACCCAAGTTTTTCAAACGTCCCGGCAACATCTGAGGTAAAAGTATTTATTGAATCCATAATAAATCCCATTTTAACAATATAAGATTTGCCAAAAAAGGGTAGGTCGCGACCATCTAAGTTTAAACTTAAAGATGTTAGACCTATTTCATTTTTTACATAGTAGTGCTTTGTGCGGTCGACGTACAGTGCCCGCGGCCCCTGGAGTGGAGAAGAAACCCCTCTACCATGTAAACCTCCAACCGGGCCAATTGGCAATTCAAACATCTTTCCAGTTGCGTGATCAACTAATTGTATTCTTATTTGTGGATATATTTGCGCTGCTTCTACCGCGGTTAATTTTGATATAAAATCATTTATGGCACCTATTGTGCCATCTCTATTTATGCCGGCCAGAGCATTAACGGAGTCAAAACCGGTTGGCAAGTAAGGGACATTGCCATTTGGGTCTTCAACAGCGCCAACGCCGGGGCCGTCAGATCCCTCTTGAACTTTCATTCCTGGTATATTTCCAAGAAACATATCTAGTAATAGCATTTGACCATCAAAGGCATTCGGATCGATGGCACCAATATTTTGTTCTGCATTACTACTCATCGTTAATACCCCAATACAGATAAAATATATTCTAAAGGAACTGGTATCAATATCGTCTGCCCCACGTCTAAATCGCTTTCGAGCGGCGCATTATTAAAATAAGCAATGATCCACCAATATGTTGGATCTGCATAATATTGACTTGCTAGCTTAAAATATCTATCATGAAATTGCCAAATATGTTCTATGACTGTTACTTGATCCAGGTCTTTTATTTTAATAGTTTTAAATTTTTTAAAAGAATAATGATTAATTGAATTTACGTCGCGACGAGACAGAAGATCTGAATATTCTTCATCTGAAGTAATTATAATTCTATTATTTTCATATCTCGAAACTGGCATACGCTCCTCCTATTATTACGGCTAGTCCTTTGTGTTTTGATTTGACCACTGATTTAACGTCGTGTTGGGATCTCCAGTAATCTTTTTTCCGCCGCCTGCATTTCCATCAAACCCGACAGTATATAAGTTTGGGCCGGCCCAAGTATTTCCCTGCCAGCCCGGTGGCTTATCATGAAGAATACCAAGTTCAAACTCTATGACCCAACCTCTTTCTAATAAATACTTCTGACTGTCTATCTCGCTGACCTGGGGATCTAAATTTCCATCTCCAACGCTTATAGCTTGAGATCCAGGCTCAATTGACACACTTGACATATAACCCTTAAAAGATTTATATACAGTATATTTTTTACCAGCATTTATGCCTAAACCCTCTTTAAAAAACATTACTTCAAATAGTGGAGGCGCCGCAATAGCCGCTGTGGTTATTCCATTTGGGTCATCGCCGCCGCCGCCTTGAGCGTAACGAGGGTACTGAAACGCTTGAAGTTTTTGCACTTTTTTTGTAAGTTTGAGCGCACTATAGGCACTTTTATCGTCTTCATTTGCAAGTGTTGTTATTTTAATCGACATTTTTCTAGTCGTATTTTGGAAAAAAACCATTGGGTCCATTTTACCGTATGCGGCTTCTTCTGCAAACTTTGGATTGTAACTGTCTGTCATTGATATAAGATCACAACTAAAAGAGATTTTATTACTAGCATCGTTGGAGTCAAATATTCCTTGATTTCCTGAATCTCCTGGTATGTGTAGAGCTTTGATAACCACTATATTTGTAGATCTACCGCCGTTGCTAGCCATTATACAGAAACCTCCAATGATCTTTGCATTGTATCAATTGTTACATCTCTAGCAACCTTGGCAATTTCTCTTTCATCTATCTTAAGAACTAGGTTTAATTTGATGTCTTGCGGCTTTGCAGCTTGCTGATTGTTATTGTTTGTAGTAGTAACATTGGTGGCATTATTTACAATGCTACTCATATTTTCAATTGTATCTGCATTTGTCATTATATTATTAAAAGTGCTTAATGTCGACATCATAGTTTTTGTTTGTTCTGCTGGTGTGATAGCAGATCCTCGTGGGACGCTCATTAATTCTGGACCAGCTTCACCAACAAGCGACATACCACCAGGAGCAAAATTGGTTCCCACCTCGAAAGAATCAATCGCAGCAATTGCATCTTCTCTCAAGCCTCCTACAATATGCATCGGAGAAAATTTCTTCAAGCTAGCTGCAAGATCACCAGCACCGGGAATATATTCAAGAATTTCCGCAAAGCCAGCAAAAAGGAGTACAAGTCCACCGGTAAGTGCTATAAGAATTGCTTGAATTGAAACATGCATTACCTCAATCATAACTCTAGCTACGGCCTTAAATACAATTTTTATTCCTTCCATAATTTCATCTACGCCGATACCAAAATGTTCAAACGCAAGATATAATATCCCAATCACAGCCATTATCGCGAGCAATGTTAATGTTATCGGGAGAAACGCAGCATTTGTGCCTATTGCGGCGATTTTTCCGGCTATTCCTAGTTTAGTGAACCCTGCTGCTAGCAATGGCACAACAGCAGCAATCTGATTAATAACCATTGCAACACCGCCGATGATACCAATTATTGGAGCAAATCCAGTTTTAAAATCCATTATTATCTGATTTAAGCTTTCAAAAGTCTCTAAAAGAGTTTCATTTGTAGTTATCTGAAGTTCTTGAGCTAATTGCGCTTTTTGATCTTGAGTCAGATTTTTGATCCCTTGTTGTCTCAATTCTTCTAATGACATTTGACTGCCTTCTAGCGCCTCGGTAGCTTCTTCAATACTTCGAATGTTGTCATCATTGAATAATCTTTCAGCAATGGCAGTTGAAACACCTAAAGTGTTGGCTAGAGCTTCTTTGCCGCGGCGACCAAGTTGATCGAAAGATTTACCACTGTTTTTTAAACTTTCTCTTAAAAGCTCTATTCTTCTTTCTTCTGTCGCGTTTAACATCTCCATAGAGTTTACTAAAGGTCCACCAAGAATAAAGTTTAATTTACCAGCTGATTTCATAGCGCCTTCAAACGTGTCAAATCTTTGACCTATTTGAACTAGCTCTTTTATTGAAACACCAGCCGCTTTTGCCTCTTTAGCTAACGCTTTAAACACCTCTGAGCCTTTTTCTTTGCCGTGTGTTGCTAGTAAGTCAAAATTATCATTTAATTGTTCTAGCATTTTATTGCCAGATTCACCTATTGTACGTCCAAAGTTTACCATTTCCTGCGAAAATTTAGAGGCTGCACCGGTGCTCAATCCCATACCGGTAGTTAAATTTTCAATTGAACTGGCAAATGTAGAAGTGTTTACACCTAATCGATTTAATATTGCCGCATCTTCAGCTAAACCTGCGCGAGCTTCAGCATCAATTAATGTAAACTTATTGAACCCACTGATTAAGCTGTTAAATGCCGCATCCGTTTCTCCAATTAAAAAACCAGATTTACTTAAATCTTTTGTTAGACCTTTTAATTCTTCACCAAGTTCTTTAGATTGACCCGTTTGCTGTGCAAAAGCAACTGGCATATCTATAAATTTATCAGCAACTTCGCTTATTTGTGATTTAAAACTATCTCCAAATTCACCTAATTGACCCTTAAGATTTTTAAAAATATTTTGAGCAGTAAATCGTTTTGCAGCCTCAATTCCAAGCGCTTCAAAAGTATCACCGGTTTCTTTTTTTAAGTTTGCGAAACTGAGTTTAACGGTGTCCACAAGGCCAGTTAAGCCTGTCCCAGTTTTCTCAAAAGAATTAAAAACATTGTCAATAAGAACATCACCTAAGCTATCAGTTGCATCTTTTAAACCAAAAGTTTGTTCTATTTGATTTCCAATTATACTACTAATGTTTCCTTGTTTGTTTATGGTTTTTTCCAGTGCGGCCGCACGTTCTTCTTCTGCTTTGATGGCGGCTTGCGTAGACGCAACTGTGGCAGATGCCTCTATTTTTAGCTCTTGTTGTTTGTCTGTTATATTAGATAGCTCGTCGTCTAGATCTCCAAGTCTCTCCACTAGTCGACCTTGAAGCGCTAAACTAGCGGCTAATTCTGCACCTGTAAGGTTCGCAGCGGCTGTACGCGCCTCGGTGAGTCTTGTGTCTAAAGCTGCTCTTCTTTCTTCAATTTCTTCTTGCTCTGATAATAATCTTTTTTGTTCTTGTAAAGCCTCTAATCTTTTATCAGATAATTGTTGTTGAATTTCTGCTATTGTTAAAAAATCAGCCTGTTTATCTAGATCTTCTTTTAGAAGATCCGATATCTTTTTACTTGCCCCAGCCTGCTTTAATAGACTGTCTAAAATATCTTTTCTGGTTTTATTTTGATCGTCGAGGAGTTGTTTTATCGTTTTGGCATTTTCTATATCTTCTGCTGTTGTTTTTTTAGTATCATCGGCCATTATTTAAAAATCCTTATTTTAATGGCCACTTGATGCCAGTTTCCCTCTCAAAATTTTGAATTGCTCTCTCAAGACTGTATCTGTTTTTAAGCACTCTGGGGTCATTTAGACCGTGCTTAAGGTAGGAATCCATATACTTTTTTTCGGAAGCTAGTGCTGCACCAAATGTTATTACATCTGGTCTTTTTCCTTTTACATAGAAATTTGTAAAGCTCTCTCCAGATTCTGAGAACATATTGTAAAGCATTCTTTTAACTTTAGCGCCAAAAGAGACTAATGAAGCGGAATATTCCTTAAGAAGTTTTGCTTCTTCCAAATCGATAATTATTTTATCTTCCATATTGTTAATTAGTTTTTAAAATCAATTTTTACCGGTATGTTGGTCTTTTGGCTTTTGCCACAGCCTTCTGGTTTTCTTCTGCTTCTTTCTTCTTGTGATTGGCTAACATCTCAAAGTAGAAATTCCTAAGCCCAAGTGGTAAGGAATATAATTCAAAAAGACTCCAACCACCGTAATATTTCATATAAAAGAACTGCTCATAGATAGTCTTTATATAATCATTATTTAGGCCAAAAAAATTCCGCCTTAAGCGGAACCTCCACTTCACCAGTATAGTTGCAGTTTTCACACTCAAATTGGCAATTCATATTTACGCTTGGAACCATTTTCTGATATGCGGCTCTGACATATCGACTATCTAAAGCTGACATAGAATCAATGTAAGATTTAATATATCTTTGATCTTGATTTCCATTTACGGATTTTATAATTTTTGTAAAAAATTGTGATATTAATTTGTTTTTCTTCTTCTTTTTTTGCTTTTCTACTTCTTCTTTAAGCAATCTAAACTCTAATTTTGTTTTTGTTCTAGGGACAGTCAAATGAATGGATTTTTCATCGTAATCAATAAAGCCATCAAATTCTTCGGCTCCGGCCTCATAGTCATTATTTTCAACTTCAGTTAAATCAAAATTAGTTTGCTGTACAGTCCCGCAAGAAGGGCAAGAAAATTTAGTTTCATAATCAGCACCATAGCCATATATTCTGGCTGCTATAGTTATCGCATTTTTATCACCAACTAAAATGTCTTTTACATTAATTTTTTTATCAACAATGATCGATCTTAAAAGTCTATCTATTGCTGACCCATCTCTAATATATGACTCGTTTGTCAGTATATCTTCTTCTTTGGTAGTCATATGTTTTATTTCAATAGTTTCCTGGCTGTGAAGTGGATGGCCCTCGTCGTAAAACAAGCCTTTACTTGGTAATTCCACCAACTCAGTTGGAACAATAAATTCCATGCTTTGAGTTTGACTAGGATGCGGATCACTTGATTGCAAATTATCTGTAGCTGAACCAGCTAGCATTCTATCTTGATTGTTTCTCATTTTTTCTCCGGATGGTTTATAAGAATTTTTAATAATTATATCACAATATACATATCAACTTAAGATCTTTATCTACCTTCGCCTATGTATATATAATTAGCAGATGATATTTCCACTCCCAATTTTACAATAACGGCATCGTCTGAGTCGTAAGAAAGCGTTTCTCCAAATGAAATCGCTTTAATAACGGGATCATTAAAAGTCCACTCTTCTATCTTATTGCCATTTGAGTCAATATGTTCTAAATATATACCCAGGCGAGTTCCAGCTTGTAATTTCTTAATCGCTTTGGCGGCGTTGACCCAATCATTTGCTGTGCTTTCTTGCCCAGATTGATAACCAAGTTTGGTTAACCACTCATAAAATCCTTTACTAAAATTGTATCTAGAGTCTGCGACATCATAAATATTTATCTCGACCGGTCCCCACTTACCCGAACCGGCAATAACTCTTCGATGTGGTCCTTTTGTATCTTTTAATTCTGAAGTTGCGAATCCAAATTCTGGCTTTGTAAAAGAATGCACTAAAAATGGATATGGTCCTGTCTGATCAGATGGTTCCGGTACGGCAACGCTGGTAAAATCATTCTCAAAAAGATAAATACGAGCGATATACCTAAAAGATCTTTTAATTTCTATGTTGTTAGTCCAAAAGGCCATTAAATTCTCTCTAAAGAGCGTCTAATCTAAGCATTTTTACCTAGTTCGAACGCGGGCGTCGACGGGTCTACCATTAGGGATGGACAGAGTAGCGTAATCGTACATAATAGTAAGCTGAACGTTTACAATGTCATCGCTATCATAACTGACAGTGCCAAAATCTGCTTGAGAAACAAAAGCATTGTGCATTGTCCATTGTTCAATTGGAAAACCCTCTGCGTCGATTTGAGTTAGTCTTGGTTGCCCAAGAGCATCTAAAGCTTTTCTCTTAGAAATTGATTCTTCTAGACTTCCAGCAAAAGGGGCATCTGTAGGAACAGAGTAACCAGATAGGGCTAACATATTATATAGTGCTGCTCCAGCGTCGTCGGCGCCGCCTGGGTCAACGACAGTTACAGTTACATCTTGCCATACTACGCGTCCAGGGTATTTAAATGCGTGCTGAATATATTTAATCTGCGGTCCTCCCTCCATCTGAAAAGTAGGTTTTTTAACCTCTTTTACGTAATAAGATTGCAGCGATTGCGCAGCGCTCGTTGCCGGCAGGGAAAATAAAAATCTAAAAGATCTTTTCGGATCAGTTGTTGGGTCTGCGTAAAATGCCATTTAATGTTTCTCCTTTTTATAATTAGTCAGCACTATAAATTAATCCTCAAAAGAAGCGCCTGAGTCGGTAATTACGAAGTCGACCGCAATAAACTCAATTGCTCTCGCTGGTTTCAAAAAGATTTGAGCGTACATAATGTTTCTGTCAATCAAATCTGGTGTGGTGGTTGTCTCATCCAATACAAGCCTAAAATCTGTTAACCCAAGACCAGTTTTTACAGATTGCAAGAACGGTTCAACTTGACCACGGAAACGATTCCAAGTTGTTTGTACATTTTGATCAAACAATAAGGTCGCAGCAATTTGTGAAATTCTTTTCTTTAAGAAGATTAATAGTCTTCTTACGTTAATTCTATCCAGAGCAGATGGGGTAACTTGTAAGGTCTTCTGGCCGAAGATTACGATACCCTCTGCTGGGAATTGAGCAATCGGATTGATATTTGCTTCGTAAAGCTTATCACGATCCTTTGATATCAGCCTTTCACGAACACCAATAACTGGAATACCTGCTGCGTTGTTAACAGAAAGCCCGCCGCGAGTGAACCCTGCTGGTGCAAACCAAAGCTCCTGTGTGGCCTGACCGTAGGACATCGCACCTAAAGCCGCAACAGAAGGTGGAGCCCAAATGATAGATCCTTGAATAGTATCTTGAATTTGCACCCAAGGATAGTAAGCACATCCAAAGCTTGAGTTAATTTGTAAACTTTGACGTTTATTGTTTATTGTGTTCTGCACAGAGCCGATTCTATTTTGAACACTTTGAGTATTCTCAGTCTCTGGCACATAGCCACCTTGGAGGTCGACGATAGCCAAAGCATCGCCGCGGTTTTCACACATGTCAATCAAATTTCTGTTGAGTGTGTTGTTAGTTATACCCGGCATTGCAGCCAAGTCAAACTCTACAAACTCAGGATCTCTTAGAACGTCAATCGCGACTTTAAGAGAGTTGAAAGCATAACTAGTACGTTCGTTTTTATCTGTTAAACCAGTGTTTCTAAATGGTTCAGCCTCAGTAATATCTAAGCCATCGAACCCACCGTGAAGAACAGTGGTGAATCTGTCAGCGCCGAGATCAAGAATCTCTCGGTAGCTACCGTTTGAAACAGGAGTCTCTCTAATATAAGTCATGCCTTCTCGGGCTTCTTCACTATGTCTTGATCCAGACTTGTATACTAATGCTCCAGAAAGTGCAACGTTGCCGTCTGCTTGAGCGACACACATATCATCCAAAGAGAAAACATACATATGCTCTGTTTGAGCGCTACCAGCCGTAGTTAAGACATCCATATTTACGCCTGCAGGCTTCGGACCTGTGTATGCGCCAATCGTATGAGATGGGCGCCCACTCAAATTGAAAGTAGAATCAACACCGTAGTATACAGCAGTTGGATCAGTTGGATCTCCCTCTGAGGAAGAAACTCTTAATCTTAATTTCGGGAACTGGAATCGTGCGTTATAACCAGTGCCATTAGCACCACCAGCGAATGAGCCGCTGACTGATCCACCACCTAATATTGTTGTGTTTGCTAAACCAGAAGTGCTGTACGTCTTATTACCAGCGGTACCTTTAGTTACGTTTGTTATTGTCAATACACCGCCGCCGCCATCTACCACGGTGAATCTACCAGTTCCGTGACCGTTGGCATTATCTATAGCGTCTTTTAATGTTGAAGCAGCAGTGGCAACGCCATTGTTGTGATCAAAAGTTAAGGCCGAGGGTGTTGCCGAGGACTTGCCGGTGTAAGTTCTACTCGTCCCATCAGCAGAGACTAGTGTTATCGTAGAGTTAAGACCCGGATCTCCAGAGAATGTTAATGTGACGCTTGCTGCAGCATCTGGGCCACCGCTAGAAGCTGATACGTATTGACCTTGCGGTTGGAACTCGGCGCCGTTGTAGAAGTCTGCGCCGCCTGTTACTAATGTGTTAACGCTAGTATCAGCAGCATTGAAAGGTAAGAACCTTGGAGGACCAAACACACCGAACGGAAGAAGTTCTGGGTTTGCTTTACCTTCGCGTACACTATCGTCCACTACAACATAAACGTAGTCAGACTGGTTTACAAAGTCGCCATACTCTCTATATCTTCGCTCTGTGTCATCCCACTCAAGGAATTTATCACCAACCTTTCTACCGATATAATTTTCAGAAGATGGGTTAAGATTGCAATTGTTAAATTGCTCTAAGAATTTTGGACGATTATCTGTGTCGTCCATAACTCTAACCTGTACAGAGAAAGAGCCGTAAGCATTAGCAGGGTCGCTAGATGCGCGAATATCAGAGATAGAAATCTTAATATTTTTTGAAGCCCATCGTCCAGTGTTTCTTGCGCGGAATTTGAAAAGCTTTTCCATATTGCTAGCACGATAAGATCCACTATTGTTAGTTAAATCTTGGCCAATGAAGTCTCCTGTAGCTGGATCTGCATAATCACGTCTAAAGTCGCCACCATTCGCACTGTCTCCATTATATAATGGTAAAACTACGCCATAGTGAGCAGAGCTGCTACCAGCTTGAAGCCTTTCATTGACCTCATCTTCAAACGTTTCGCCAAGCCAATATGTTCTAAAAGAATTATTACTACTAGCATTTGAAGTTATCGCTTTGTTTGTGAGTGTTGGATTCGTATTAAAAACTTTACGAATAAAATCTTCTGAACTATTATCAAAATTAAACTTGCTATCTATTTCAATGGAATTAGATTCACCAGAGATAACAACTTTAAAAGTACCAGCCTCGCCATTTGATGAGGCAAAGTATTGATTAGTTCCTTTTTGACCAGTAGTTCTGGCGCCAGATGCTCCAAGGTCGCCTTCGCTAGCGGAAACAACGGTTCCACTTAAAGCCACCGAACCGGTGGTTACATACCAGATAGCAGCAAGAGTACCAGTATTATTTGTTGTTACGGTTGCTTCCGAGGCAACCGTTCCAGATTGAAACACAAAAAGGCCATATGCGCCACCAATGCTTGTGCCTAAGTTTTTTGAAGGTGCTACTAAATTACCTGCTGGGTTTTTAAGTTCCCATCCAGCTTCACCTTGACCTTCTGCAGCATTTAAATTCTGTTGGCCAACTAATCGAACGAAAGTTACTGGAGAATTATTCTTAAGCCAAGCCTGAGCTGCATATGCACCGTAAGTAGGTCCAGTGATTTGACCATCTCGTGATACATCGGCTACAGTGGCGCCAGGAACAGGTGAGCCAAAAACTTCTACGAATTCTTGAAATGAGTTAATTCTCGTTGGCACCAAAGCAGGGCCTTGTTTTGCTCTACCGATGATAGCAGGTCCAATGCCTCCGGGTGCTGCGGGTAACTGAGAGTTGTCAATCTCGTTAATAAAAACCCCAGGTGAAATGAACTTAAAGTCTTTTGCTGGCATATTATAATTCTCCTTTTACTGAAACGTGAATGTATTTGTTTCTTTATTAATTAGTGAGTTAAGAGCGCAAAAACCATTTTGTTTACTCTATGTATTTTGATTTTCCATCACCATAGTCAGGAATATCCCCCAAGATCACTCGCTCTCTCGGAATTTTAACCTCTACTGAACTTTCTCTTCGTATTATCTTTGGCCTCTCTCCGTTTGGATCTTCACCTATTAAGTAGCCTAACACTTCAAACGATACTTTTGTTGAGTACATTCTTTCATCAGTGCCTAAACTTGAAATATTATTTCCCAAAGACAGCCCCTCTTGTAAAAATGTTTCATATCTATGACCATTTTTCTTAATCACAAAATAACTTATGGAAGATCCGAGGGTAATAAAAGGTGCCAGTAAATCATTCATTTGCTGAACATATTCAGTTCGAACAGTAACTTCGTAATTCATAGACACGTAAACTGGTAATGGTATACTGAGTGTCTCATATACAACTTTTTCATTTTTCTTTTTAGGAAAATATGCTTGTCTTTTTGGAACTTTGTTTACAGACCCTCCATACTTCTTAATATTGTCCGCTACTGCAAAATTGTTTGTTTTATTCCTAACTATTTTTTTAGACAAAGTAATTCTACCGAACCTATCTGCTTCAGGAAAATTACCACTTAGCCCATAATATTTGCCTTTTCTTGTTTTTCCTTTATTCATCGATGTTCTTTCTATGCTTATGATTGGAAGATTGAGCGTTCCGTCATCGTCTCTTAAGTCTTTGTTATTTTTAGATAAAAATGATCTCTCGGCGCTTGCCCAAACTACAGGCACTTTATTCCAACCCTCGTTATCAGTAGCACGATTGTTCATTTTGTCATTAACAAAATCAAAGAAAGCAAAGTCAATGTTTTCTAGAGTCGATGGTTGTATTTCCTCAACACTTACATTTTTTTCAGCATCTTCTGCGCCTCTATATTGATTATTACTTGGCATTAAATAATCCCTTACGTGCCTTAATGCACTTTGCTTCAATCTCTATTTTGTGTTCTACTTGGCCAAATATTTGCTTTGGTTCGTTTAATTGAACTATCTCGTAAAAGGTATCTCCATATTTTACAAAGTCACCTTCTCTGACAAATAAATTCTGATCTTCTGTTAATCTTCTTTTGTGAAAATGCACAATAATAGATGGCCTACGATCTATTCCTAAATTTGTTGTTTCTGTTGTAAACCCCTCCCACATAATTAAAGCATAAACCCTAATTGGTGGCAGGTATGTTTTTTCCACTGCTTCGCCATACATTGGATGAAAATTTGTATGTTCCATACTGATAGGATAATAAAATATACCCTGTCCAATGACGCGTTCAACAAGCTCATCGTTCACTTGCTTTACAAAGTCTCTCTCCTTCTTTCCCAAAAATAAAGGAGGAGGTGGTGCATCTGGCTGTGTCCATTTGTTTTCATCATCAGACATTCATCTACCCCACAAAAATCCGCATTGGAATTCTTTCTTGAACTTTGTTTACTGCATCAGATAATTCAACATCCCCTACAGCAATTTTTGCATATGTAAGTTCATCGAATATTGTTTTTAATTCCTCTCTTAATTTTTCTTGTTCTGTTTGGCCTTGTGAAATAAGCGCTGGTCCATCAAGAGTCACACTATCACCAGGAATAGGTATGCTGCTTATTTTAGAACGAATATTTCCTAAAGTTTCTTTCGAAAGGGCCAAAGCAAATCTTCTAATCCATTGTTTACCAATCGAATTAATAGACTCATAAGGAGTATTTTCAAAAGGTAAAGTATTAATATTGTTAATCCCATTAACACCGTTATCAGTTGAATCATCCTCTTTCCAGGGAGTATCTGAATCAACAAAAAATTCTATATACATCTTTATTGGACTTACGGATACTGTTTGTGGAAATATTCTTAACTTATTATTTTTAATTTCAAAACTATAATGACTATTTCTCGTATATATGGCATCTTCAAAAGCCATTGCCTGTGCTTTGTTTTGCCAAGTTGGAACTAACTGAAATGTGCTATCGTCTGCATATTGGCCATAGCTAGCCAAATCGCCAACTGTGTTTAGGCCACCGTAGTAGCCATAAAATCTCCACATAGCTTGGGGCGTTCTATAATAAACTTTTGTCACATTAATTCTCTTATCTCCAACAATTCCGCTAAAATCAGCAGAAGAAGAAATAATTGCTTGCAAGTCGTAATCCTGTTGCTTATCAACTGTTTGAAAAGAAGCTGAATGTATAGGTGTAACCCCGCCGAGTCCAGCTTCAGTTGAATAACCATGCCCTACTCTTCTAGCATATTCGAACTTAAACTTGGGGAATTTTAGAGCTACATCTTCAAGATCGGTGTTATCTTGTAGTTGGCCCTCTTCATTAAAAGAACCGGTTTTTGCGCCCAAAAGATCGCCAATTGAGTTCTTTGCTTGGTGAATGTTTAGAAGATAAGAATATTCTAAAACTGATTCTTGATAGGCTGAAAATACCTGTTCCTTGGTTAATTCTATATCGAGGACATCACCACCTAATTTATGAAAGGTATAAGCAACTTGATCTGCAGCACCAGAAAGAAAAAATTGATTATCAGTGTATACACTAAAAGGAAATTCTGCATTGTTCGCTGCAGCCGGATTGCTACCAGTAGGCAATATAACTTTGCTCATCTGTGAAACTGGTGTTAGTGTGGGTTCAGACATTTATGGTTCTCCTCCCTATAAATAGTAGGAGAAGGTCTAAATAACTTGATCGTTTGTTTGTTTAGTTTTTTTGGTCTTATAAGAACTAGTTCTTTTGGTTTTGGTTTTAGTTTTGGTAGTTTTTGCTGTAGCTGTGGTTTTAGGCTTAGTGGTTTTAATTTTTGTAGATTTTGGTTTTACTACTTTTGCCTCTTTCTTATTAATTTCTGGAGTGACATTTGTTTGAACATTTGTTTTTTTAATCTCAATGGTCGGCTCTTTAGTCTGTAAGACTACGGGAGGTTTGGCCGCGGTTTCTAATTTATTTACAACAGGCTTAACTTCCTTTTTTTCTTTTACCACCTCGACAATTGTTTCCTCTTCCGTGTGTAGTTTTTTAAACATCGGATGGCTAGAATGTTTGTGAAAAAATTTACCACTCTTTTTAATTAGTCTTCTTTTTTTACCCATAATAAAACTCCTGTTTTAAATAAATAGTTGTTTTCATATAAAAAAACCCCCTCCAAAAGAAGGGGGCAACTGTTGAACAACAATTTGAAAAAAATTATATATCAGACAGTAGAGAAAGCAAACGCAGCGTTACCAGTGCCAAGTGGTACACACTCTACTTCAATATACCACTCTCCAGCAGCCACACATTCACAAGTAATACGCGAGCCGGCTCCAAAAGCTGAGTTAGTTGCGGCTCCAGTGATTACTAAGCGATTATTTGCTTCTGCTGGTCTTGTGATTGTACCAGCGGAAGAAGCGTGACCAATAACGTAAGAGTTTGCGCTAAATGTATTTCCAGTGTTTGCGTTAATTGTTAAAACGCCAGAAGCTACAAGTGCCGCTCCTTGGACTATTACAATTTTAGTACCAACGTCTGCAGCCGCCATATTAGTTGGTAGATTTAATGACTTTGCGAGACCATCAGCAAGGCATTTGAAAACCTTGCCGTGGTCTTCTCTTACGAAGTTTACTGCATTGGTATCATCAGCCAAATCTGAACCAGCAGTCGCATTCATTGTAGTCAGCTGACATTGTGAGCCGGCTGCAATAGCACCAGTGGTTTCAATGCCACCAGTCATCCCTGTGAAGCTTAAGCTTCCAACGTTTAATTGTCTTTTTAAATTTTCTATTAGTGCTTGCGTTCTTGCAAGACCTATTCTTTTTGAACCCATTATTTAAAACCCTCCCTTGGCTTTTGCCATTTATAATCATGTCAGAAACATGGGTATAGTAACTAGTTTGGCCAAAAAACAAAAGACCCCATGCCTCAAAAGAAACACGGGGTCGGATTTGTTTTAAACTATTTTAGTCTAAGTTAAGCTTACGCTGTTGCGCCTGCCTCACCTAAGAGTCCGCGACAAATGACTAGACCGTACATATCTGGTCGAACCATCTTCTTCGCGTAGCGAGTCATAACACCCTTACGTGGTACGAAGTCTTCCACACCGAAGATGGTAGGAGTGACCTGTAGTGGCACGTATGGAGCGTATACATAACCGCTCTCTAGGAAGGAACCACCCTTACGTCCAACGAGGATAAGGTTACGTGGGAAATAAGGATCAACGTATACGTCATAACGCTTGCTCAGGGTACCAACTTGGTGAGTACCAGCAGTACCAGTAGCATCGTCATGGGTTACGTTAGCGCGGAAACCGGCCGTGAACTCAAGAATGTTAGCAACCTCTGGGGAAGTAACAAGGAAGTTCGCGCCGCCACGAAGAGTCTTACGGTGAATCTGTGCCGAAACGTCATTAATTGTCTCGCCAAGAGTCTCGTACCACTCAGAAACAGTACCAGTGAAATCTGGAGCAGCAGAGCTAGCACCAATCTCTTTACCGGTAGTTCTTTCAACAAACAAGCCTGGGCTACGTGACCAGTAGTAAGTACCTGCACTAGCACCTTTTACGAGGTCCTCTACGATCTCACGGTCGATCTCTAGAGCGATTTGCTCAGAGAGAATAGAAGTAAGCTCGACCTCTGCGTCAAGGTTGTGGTATGCATTTAGGTCTTGACCTAATTCTGGTGTCCACTTTGCCTTGAGCTTTTTGGTCACTGCAGTTACTGACAGGGAATCGACCTTAAGGTTGATCTCTGGAATATCTGACTCGCCCTCTAGAGCCCAAGTAGGCTGGCCAACAACTGCACCAGTAGCACCACCGGTAGTAAAGTCATCTTTTTCAGCGAATGTCAAATCGAGACTACTACCTGAGAGCTGCTCTGCGGTAGCTGAGTCAGAAGCCATAACAACAAAAATCTGACCACTATCACGCGAACCAGAGAACTGAGTCAAACGACGAAGCTGTGTGCCCGTAGCTGATCCAGTAACAGTAATGCTAACTAGGTTGTCTACGTTAAGCTGTGGCATTGCAGTTTGTGTGACCTGGAATACGCAGTAGTTTGTAGTACCAGAAGTAAGCGCTGGGTCGAAACGTAGAATGGACTCAATAGTAGCTTTTCTATCGGTTTGAAGGATAGGAGCGTCGGCACCATTACCTGCAGTTGCTAGTGGAGTTCCACCAAAAGTACCGGACGCAAAAATCTTAAGATTTGCGCCGCTAGCTGTGTTACTGCCGGTTGGCGAAGAGTAGCCATTAGTTAGGTTGTAAAGCGAACCTGCGGAGGTTCCGAGGTCAGCATCTAAATCGACACCATCTGCGATGCCTTTACCAACCTTATTGGTACCATACACAGAATCACCTTTTGCAAAGTCTAAACGATTTTGGCTTGTGGAATCGGTTCCACCAAAAGTAAAGTCTAGGAAAAAGATAAGACCAGATGGAAGCGACATTGGCTGAACGCTAACAAGATCATTTGCAATAAGACCACCGAATACACGACGGACAATTGGGAAAGCAACAGCAGCGAAACCTTCTACGTCGCCGCCTGCCATTGACGAAGCAGCCTCTTTAAGAAGTTGCTTTGCTTGGTTTTCGAGAAGACGGGCCATGTTGTTCTTCTCTACATCAGTTTGAAGGCCCTCTAAAAGACCGGTCTGCTCCCACTTATTGAGGAGTGCCGCACCTTCCTTACGCATGTCGCGGTCAACGACACCTTCTGTAAGTTTTTGTAAAATAGACATTTATTTAATCTCCTTTGTTTATTCTATTTCAATCCTGCCAAACGCTTCATCCTATCGGAAAATGCGTCTGTTTTGGGTTTTACCTCTTTTCGAGGAATAAACGCTGAAGAGCTACGTGTTACAACTTCGTTCAGTGATTCTTGCTTTCTAGTCTTTTTAGACTTTAAGCCCACCGCACTTTGAAGAGTTTCAAAAATTATTTTTGCTTCTTCAACTGTAGTTGCATTTGAGACAGCTTCGACAATTTTATCTTTTTGTCGCTCATTCAAGGAGATGCTATTTAAAATGCGATTTTGGTAGAGCAGTTTGGCATTAGACAAATTGCTCTTGTCTAACTTTTCCTTTAATTGCTCAATGACTGTGCCATATTTTTGTACTTTATTTTCTAACAACTGGACTTTGTTGTTGATTTTTGTTTGTTCTCTTAAGAGAGTTTTGTTTTCTTTTTGTAGAAGTCTAGATTCTTTTTGCATGTGCTTTCGAAGTTGAGGAGGTACCTTGGAATAATCTTTATCTTTTTTATCCTCGCCGCCTTCTTTTTCCTTTTTATCTTTTTGGGCTTTTGAAATAGGCTCTTTTGTATCACCATCACCATCTACATCAGGAAAGTCTGGCTTTTTCTCCTCTTCAAGATCCTCGACCTCTTCTAGTGTGTCAACAGGCGTTGCTGAAGTGGCTGCAGCAGATTTTGCTTCTGCATCTTCTTCAGCGGCTTCTGCTTTTTCTACGTCTGCTGTGCTGTCAGCAAGATCTGGACCTAGCTCCTCGTTAAGAATATCTTTGATCACTTCCATAAGATCTGTTTCATCAAGTTCAATTTCTTCATCAAGATCCTCTTCTTCTAGGAGATCATTGATATCTTCATCAAGTTCAATCTCCTCGTCAAGATCTTCTTCTGTTAGGGCAGCAATTTCCTCGGCTACCTCCTCACGCTCTAGCATATCAGATGGGTCCAATGCTCCCTCGGCCATTTCTTCGGCCATCATTTCTTCTAGCTTGTCTAAGTTTATTTCTACAATGTCATCTTCTTCTGCTAACTGCGCTGATGGGAGATCTTCAACTATCGAAACGTCACCATCATCAGTAACCTCTAAAGCAACTTCGTCTTCTTCTAAAGTGTCTTCTTGCTCCAAAATGGCATTAACAGCCTCTTTAATTTCAGTCTGATACTTTTCAATTACCGCCTCTTCAGCAGTTCTTTGAGCAGTTTCTTTTAGTTGCTCGGCGTCAATAATAGCTTGTTCTAACATTGAGGACATACAAATCTCCTTTTCTAACTAACATTAATTAGTTATTAAAATACTAAAATCCTATTTTTGTCTTTGTTCTTCGCGTAGTTGGCGCTCTCGGTTAAGTTTTTGCAGTAGTCTTTTTTTTCTTAATTTCTCTCGCCTTCTTTTAACTGAGGGTTTTTCATAACGTTTTTTTGATAAAACTTTTTCAATCACGCGTTCATTTTTTACTTTTTTAATGAACCGTCTAATCATTTTTTCTGCAGGTTCATCTCGGTGTCTTGGTTTAACCTCGACGTGAATCGGTCTTTTGTTTCCCATAATAACCTCTAAATCATCTTGGACCAATCGCGGTTAGCGACTGCCATTATACCAGCGATGTCCACGCCGGCGTCACTTGGTGCAACACCGCTCAGTGCACCGGCTTGGCCATTGGAAGGATCTGCTGCTTCTTCTATTGGCTCTGTCCCGCTAAAAACATCTACACCAAAACCAGCAGCATCTAATAGTTTTCTTTTTTGGGCCTTCATCATTTCATACTTTTGTTCTTGCAACTCTTGACGCTGCTGTTTCATAAGTTTATTTTCCTGCATTACAGGTCTTTGCTGTACTGGAGGGTGTTGCAAGGGCTGGATGCCTTTTACAACCTCTGAAATGATACTAGATAATAAACCTTTTTCTAAAAGAACTTCGTTTAGGCATTCTTCTACGATAGGCTTGATAACTCTTTTTAATTGTGATTTTTTCATTTTACCTCTTGAAGTTTTTGATCTCTTCTCTGATAATCTGCTTAACATCTTCTTTTGTTATCTTAGACTCGCTGAAAGCATCTCTGGTTTTCATTGCATACTTTTCTCGCTGTTCTTTTGCAGCAGCGTCTCTTTCTGCTTTGATTCTTCTTTCTCTTTCTTCAGCATCTAGGACGCTTGTGGTGCCAAGATAAGCATCGCCTTGTTGGGCGAAATATTTCATCTTATCAAGAAACAGATCAAGAGATTTTTTTAAGTTGCCGCCAAGAACCCCTTCGGCCTCATAGTAAAAACCACCTGGTCTAAGCTGTTTCTTTATATATTTTTCAATAGCTATCTCAACACCAACGGAGCCGCGATAACTGCCTTTTGGATTTATACCAAGCTGTTGAGATCCATCTAAGATAAAATATTCATTGCCGGTGGCTGGAGCTATCTGCAGTTGTGCTCTCATCGCACGATATACTGCTTTTGCATAGTTCTTTAAACCCATACCTTTCATAAATCCATCTAGATCTTTAAGAATGTTTTTCATTTCCTCGCGTGAGGCTGCATCTGCGGCTGCTCTTTCAGCATCCTTAGCAGCTTTTCTTGCTGCTCTGTTCTCTGGCGATTCTGGATCTTCTGGATCTTCTTTTTTGCCGCCGAACATTCCTTTAAGTCTGTCCATAAAACTTTGTTCGCTGAGTTCTTCTCTGATTATCTGTTTGAGCTGTTTTTGTGTAATCTTCATTTAATTTTGTCCCCTTAAGATTTCGTTTAATACGCGATTGATTCTATCGCCTTTTGTAAAAAATTCTTTTGACTTGTTTTCAGACATGCGAAGCTTTACTCCACCATTTACACCATCCATAACATAAGCGCCTGGGGATGAAGGTTCTGAAACAGCATCAAAACAAATAAGTTGTAAGTCGTCTTGTACGACTTGAATAGAGTTTCCATATTCGTCGCGACTCTCTTGAAGCGAACCCATTGCTCTTGATGAAAATCCAAAAAGAACACCGCTTTCATACAAGCCACGCAAAATATCACCAGAAGGTGTTTTAAGAACTTTTACGGTTCCCAATACACTATCACCATCCCAATACATTCTTGTTATCATATGGGATGCGTTTTTAAGATTAATAACTGAATCATCTGGATGATCACACTCGCCCAATGCGCGGTTCTCTTGAATCAACTTTTGATAATTCTTGACTTCTCTTTCCAGAACGTCTCGCGGATAAGTTCTACCATTACCATTTCTTACATTACATTGCTGTAGTTTTGCAGGAAACACAAGAAATCCTTGATTAATCATGTTTTTTTCACCCTCTGTTAAAAGGTCGCGACAACCTCTGTCGTCACATTTAAGTTCAAAAAATTCTCGTAAAAGTTGTTTTGCCATTATTAATCCTTATAGCGGGCGCTACCCGCTCGCCTATCGATCCGCTGCAGCAGCGACGAACAGGTTGCAGTTTCCATTTTAAAGTCCATTCGTTACGCATTTTTACTCCTTTTGATTTACTTTTAAACCAAAGTCATTTACGAGCATTGCCAATAAATAACTTGTTCCAGAGGACAAACATCCTAAAAGAAAAGCATTTATTAAACTATAGTCAAATGTAAATAGTTCTGTAAAAGGGTTTATGCTCCATAAAAACACTCCGGCCCAAAAACCAAAGCACAGGGGGCACCTATAAAGCTTTCCGTAGAACCCTGCTTTATCCATTAGCTGCCTAAATCTTTCGAATATAGAGCCGTAAACAACAATCATTGTTAGGCCATAAGCGCACAAAATAAAATGTAATAAATTCATTTATTCCTCGTATTAATAGCCGACAAGACCATAGGCAGCGGTTGAACCTGGATAAGTGTTATTAGTGCCTTGTCTTGGTTCGTGGGGGATTTTTCCTAGTCGGGTAGTGTCTTCATCAGATGGCTCTGTTAAAGCTTTATCAAAATTGTCTTCATAATCTTTATAAGCTCTTACACCAGGAGCCTCTTTGTGAAGAAACTTAGCGATTGAATATACGGTAACATCTATAGGGCTGACATCTTTTTGTTTTTCTTCTGGTATAAGTATTGTTCCCTCTAAAGACCCGAAAACGTTGCCGCCTCTAACTTTACCAGGATCAACGACCCCGTGCTTTGAAAGATATTCAAACATTCTTGATTGTGTCGCGTATACGTGATCACCGTAGCGGTCTTTGGAAAGTGCAAAAATTTTATTTTTTGATGGCGAAACAAGTATGTCAATATCTGGATGGTCAAAAATCATAATGTCGCCGGCCATAGTCTTTCTAGCTTTCAATTCAACCACCGCATCAGGTTTATCTATTTTAATGCGAACTGGTTTTTTATTATCTATAGTAATTTTCATTATGATACAATCTCTTTTTCAAGCTGTTGAATTTGTAAAACACTATAGAGTGTTTTTTTACTCATTGGTTCTTTATTAATATTTTCTAAAATATTTTGCACTTTTTTAAGATTTTCTTTTATATTGTCATCGCTCTTCGATTCATCTAGTGTCTGAGCATTGGCCACAACTTCTGTTAATCGGCCGATCTCTTCACTTAAATAAAAGTTAAATTCTAAGCCGTTATCGGCAAAAGAAGAAATATACTTAGAAAGTAGTTGCTTTTGACTTTCAAGTAGTGTAGAGTAGGAATCATTAAATCTTTTAGTAAACGTCTTGACAACCAGCGAGGACACTTGTGGGGTTTGTGTTTCTTTTGTTGGACTAGAGGTCAAGCGTTCGACTACTTTTGTTTCTAAAAGCACTTTTGTTTTTGGGGAGCTGACTGACCCGAATACTTGTGAAATAGTTGCGAGATATTTGTAATTTGGTACAAAGTTATTAAACACATCTTTCGAAAGCTGTTTATTAATTTTTGATATAGCAATACTTTGCTCTTTGAAAAGTTGTTCCTGGTTGAGAAAACTATGTTGATTTTTTGTTTCGATAAGAATTTTCTCTGCGATGTTTTCTTTTAAATTATTGTTTTCTAATAGAGTTTTGTAAAGCTCCAACTCTTTTCGTAGTTGTGTCTTTGGAGCAAACACCTCTTTCATAATTTGAATGGCAGCATTTCTTTTTTTATTGTCTTTTGCAACCGATTGTTTTACAATCTCACGAACTAATGCCTCGTAAATGAAGGCAGTGTTTCTTTTTTTATTATGCTTTGCCATTAACTTTGCTCCAAATCTTTAAAGATTTCTTTTATCTCATCTCTAACTTCGAAGATTTGTTTTTCCTCTTCTTCGTAATTAGTTGTTTTATTCTCAAAAATGCCTTTGCTAATAGACTTGAAAGAATCAAGGCCAAGCATAGCTCTGGCATTTTTTGATAAATTCATTCTTATTTGTCTATCTGGCATTCTTGAAATCTCATGAGAGTGATCTGCTTTTATAGAGCGTTTACGAGCCCCATCGTGTCGTTTATCTGTTTTTACAGGTGTGTACTTTTTACCTTTTGACTTCGTAGTTGTAGTTTCACCAGTTTTCTTATTGGTTATTTTATAGTTTGGCTCATCATCTCGTTTTCCTAGCGGTTCATCGCCACCTACATCGCCCCCAGGTTCAGCAAGCAGAGTTGCATCATCGGCGCCGACATCAGCCGCAGGTTCGGCCGCTGGGTCATCGCCTCCAAGATCCCCTAGATCTTCGCCACCTAAATCACCACCACCGAGGTCGTCATCTCCAAGATCACCACCACCAAGATCGCCAAGACCACCACCGGTATCTGTAGCTGCTGACTCTTCAGCAACTTGCTCAAGGGCAGTTGCAATTTGTCTGTCGTAGAATATTTCTCTCTGATTGCGTAAGAACTCATCTTCTGATACATCAAAAATATTCTCAGCAATCCAACGTTTTGAGAAATAACCCTCTGTTGCTGCCGAAGCCACGCTAAACTTCGTGTTCCAAGTTTCAAGCTCTTGTAGTTCAGAAATCTTTGAAGGATTGTTAAGTTTTAGTTTAAAATTAATTAAGTCATCACCGCGATAACCAAGAACATAAAGATGAATGGTAGCTATTTTTTCCATCTCTGATATAAGAGATCGCTGCAGTCTTTGCACTGTTCTGGCAAAGCGAATGTCTTTCTGCGCTAGGGCTCCTTTTTCCTCTTCTCCACCCTCTCCTCTTACAAGATAGGACTGTGGTATTTTAAGAGCAGAAAACATTTTATCTCGTAAATACTTTACATCGTCGATATCGCCCGTAAAAGACCCACCTGGAAGAGATTGAATTTCAGTTTTAACCCCACCACGAACAGGAATAAAATAATCTTCTTCGACAGACATTGGGTTATAACGAAGGTCGACTTTTCCTGTATCTGGATCGACAACTTGATTTCTCTTCATTGAGGTAATAAAACGCTGCATAAAGTTTTCTACATCTTGTGCTGGGATGTTCCCAACATCTACATAAAACACTTTTCTTTCTGGTGATCTAACAATGCGATAGGCCATCATTGCGTCCTCAAGAAGTGTTAATTGTCTCCAGATTCTACGAGCAGGATCTAATATTGAAGTTCCGTAAGGTGCAAATTTATCGTTTCCCAGAATACGAAAGTGGGCTATTTGCCAATTTTCAAAAGTGACACCTGCGCTGTTCCATTGAAACTGAACATAATTAGGATTTTGTTTGTCTTCGCCTTCAAGTCTCTCTATATCGCGAGACGGAAGGCCAATAACGTTTTTAACACCCAAATGTGAATCAATATCCATATAGAGATAAAAATCACCATATTTGCACATTGTTCTCGCCCAGCCGAAAAGATTAAATTCAATGTTCAAAACTTTATAATATAAGGTTTCTAAAATTTGTTTTATCTCTTCGTCTTGACATTGAATTTTCAACATTCTATTATAAACGTTAAATGTAGTCATTTCATCTGCAAATATATCTAGGGCAGATGCTAACTCTGGTGTGTATTCCATTTGCTCAAAGTCAGAATAGCGAACGTTACGACTTTGCGTACTCATATTATAGTTTGAAAAGTTATCTAAGGGGTTATAACCAGATCTCTCAAATTTTTGACCGGCCACATCTTTAAAGGTATTAGCGTATTTATCTAGTCTTCTTCTACGAAGCTGTCTTGTATTCTGGGTTCTATAATTGATAATAGGACCAGAAAACAAACGAGTTAATCTTTTAAAAAGTGGTGAGTCTGTGTTTTTGGTGTTTTCGTTTCCTGCCATTTTTTATCCCTTAAATATCCAAGAAAAATCTTTTCTTATTTTTTGTTCTTCTTCATACCTTTCGCGTAAAGAAGCTTTATACTGACCAGGGGCTCTAGTGTCTAAATTAGTTCTGCTGGTCGTTATGCTGTTTAGAAAAGCTTTTTTATATTCAACATCTCGTTGATTTTCTATAATCGCTGTATCTCTAACCCAACAACCAATTGCTGCAGCCATAACCAAGTCGTCGTTATAACCTCGCTGTGCCTCCGGTCTTCCGTTTTTCCAAATAAACGTGTCTAACTCGTTTGCTAAACGTTTAGAATAAATAGTCAAAACTTTGTTTCTTATGAACTCTTCAAACTTTGCTATTATTAAAGGTCTTGTTTTGAGAGATGTAGTGAAACCAGGGACAACAGATGAATCCCCCAAAGCAGCGTATTGTTCCACATACTGATGAGAGCCTTTTTTACTATGATAAACATTTTTATATCCCTTTTCTAAAATCTTTTCTAGTACGCTGAAGCCTACATTGTTGTTTTCCACAACAAGCATTGCCTCTTTATATTCTAACCCAGTTGTATAAAGTATTTCAGAAAAAAGGTCTGAAGTTGGTTTTCCTTTGTATTCCGCAACTATTTCCATTGTTTGAAGTTTGAAAACGTGAAAGGTGCTTGAGTCTGCCCCGTCGCCGCGGGCCACATCTGCAACTAATAAGTAACTATGCCCCTCTTGTGCCTCCTCCCAAATCCAAGTGTTTCTATCAAAACCAACTTTATACTTTGGTTCTGATATTCCCTCTTTTATTCTTAATATATCATCTCCGTGAATAACAGTATCACCTGAAGTATTAAAGTTACACTCATACTCTTGTGCTATTTGACGACGAGACATATTTTTAGTTTCTATTTTGAACCATTCGTCATCCCTATCAGGATGAACTGCCCAAGGTAAGTTCACTGGAAGGAACTCATTTTCTCCGCTCTCTGCTCCTACAAATGTCTCGTGAAACCAATCTCCTACACCATTTGGAGTTGAGATGGCGATACAGCGACCACCAGTAGAAATTGTAGGATAAAGACCAGTCCAAAGTTCATCTAGACCGTCAATGTGTGCGGCCTCATCAATAACGAGAAGCGACAAAGCTTCCGAACGACCAGCATCACCAGATGTCGAAGACGCCTTGACCTGGCTTCCGTTTGTGAGTTCAATACTGTTTTTATTATCTACGCTAAAGTTTGCTATTTTCAACCAGGGAGGTAAATTTTTAAGAATAGTTTTCACCTTCTTTACTAAATTTGCTGCAGTTTGCAATTTTGTTGCAACTATAAGAACGTTCTTGTCTCGATGAAAAAGAACCAACCAAGCAACATAAGCAGCAGTAATAGTCGAAATACCTAGTTGTCGTGCTTTTAAAACAACAATAAAACGATGTAGTGCAAGGTTGTCTACCAAATCTGCTTGGAAATCATAGGTTTTAAATGGAATGAGGCCCTTACCTGGGTGGGGTATTTTACAATAAGTGTTAATAAAATAAACTGGTTTTTTACCAGACTTTATAACCTCTTTTACTATTTTTTCTTTTGTAAGTTTGTAAGCCATTAATCATTTGGTCTGGTTACATTCTCAGGCTTCTTGTCAGAAGACTGCTCTAAAAAATTACGAAATTTGTCTTCTAGACGATCTTCTGAGGGTTCGGCAACTGGAATAATGTCTTTCATATTACCGACAGTATAAACTTTAGAGGCTTGAACCCAAGTTCTAATTTTTGACATATTTTGTAACATCATACCAGCAGGGCCTTCTTCAGTCAGACTTAGTGTATCGCCTGTAAGGTTTTTGTATTCTTTTTTTAGAAACTTTGCAATGTCAGCAAATGTTTGCTCTAGTTCTTCGTCTAGTTTGGTGTTATGAAAAGAAGATATAGGCATTTCAGACTGATAAGAAACAATAAGTCTTGGTCCACTCATACGAACTTTAAAGCCATCCATCACTCTAGAATCGTTTAAAGCGCAGCCTTTTTCACGCTTAAGACCAATAGGGTCATCTTTACCATCTGTCCTAAACCGTGCATCATGTGATCCATCATAGGCATTTGCTGCTGCCTGGTTGATTCCCTTAACAATATCATATACTGTAGCCATTAATTTTGCTCCTTATCAGGTCGCCAGCCTTCTAACCACTCTTTCTCTTTACCCTCTACCCATTGAATGTAGCATTTTTCGCAACATTCAAATTTATTCATATAGAGATCATCTCTACCAGAGAAAGAGTAAGTATCGCAAACTGGGCAAACTCTATTTATTTCTTTATTAATTAGGTTTCTAGCAATGAAAAAGCCGTCTTCATTTATTTTGTCTTCATCTTGTTTAGATTCTTCAGAATAAAATTCTTTCAAATCTTCTAAATATTTTTTTTCTTTGTCATCGCCCCAACCAGATTTAGGGTTAACAATCGACTCTTTTCCAAACTTTTTAGACATTGCTTTTTCTATTTTTGCAATTTGATTTAAATCTTTTTTCATTTATAACCTTATAGAAATAAACATTATTGTAACATTATAATAAGTAGTTTTTAATAAAAAAGGGAAGGTCCGAAGACCTTCCCCAGAGAACTTATACTAAAAGTAAAAGATTACTTGTTCTCTAACTGCTTCTTGAGTGAAGCGATTTGTGCGGACTGCTCTTGGATAGCAGAAACAAGAATAGCGGAGAGACGACCGTAATCGACACCGTAGAGTCCTTCTTCTGTACCGTGAACAGCTTGTGGCACAACTTGCTTAAGTTGCTGCGCCATGAAACCGAAGTCTCTGGAGCCGTCCTTCTTCCAAGTGAAGTTAACAGCCTTAAGATTGTTAACAGTGTCAAGGCCACCCTGAATTGGGGAAACATCGGTCTTGAGTCTTTCATCGGAGTATGTGACGAAAGCAGCTGCGCGAATCTTATTTACATTGTTCGATCCATCAGCAACATCAACTGCAAACTCAGAGGTAGCATCGCCACCAAGAGTTAGAATTGTTGCGCTAGAGCCGTTAACGAACTTAAGAGTGTGATCTGCAGCAGTGTACTTCATTAACTCGTTTGCAGCTGCGCCGTGGAAAGAAACATCTTTACCAGAGCCGTCTGCGCCGAAAGCGCTTGTGTCGTTGAAGTGAAGACCAGCAGAACCACCGTCGAATCTAACTACGTTAGCAGCAGATATAAATGCGATGCTTCCATCATCGTCGTCACCGAAGACCATCGCTTGGTCATCACCAACAATACCGCCTGCCTTGAACTCTGCTTCTTTGCTAAATTCAATGCCTTCGTTTCCGTTTGACGTAACAAACTTCAAGTAAGAGTTTCCACCCTCATTGATATCAAGTGCGGAAGCAAGATTGTCTGTTAGAGTTATCTTGTTGGTACCAGTGTTACCAGCAAATCTAACATCTAGACCTGCGGCCGCAGCATCAACAGTGATGCTATCACAAGCAAGTGAACCAACGTTAGTGATGTTGCCATCGCTAACACTTAATGAGGTAACAGTAGTTGCAGCAAAACCAGCTTGACCAGCTTGTATCTCATAGGTGCCGAAGTTTGCTGAACCGCTGAAAGATAGGCCATTAGCTGCAGAACCAGAAATTACGAACACGTCATCAGCAGAAGAATATTTTAACGAACCGGATGCACCAGTATCAAATTCGTCAGTAGCAAATTGAATTTCTTTATTATCATAAACGACACCACCTTGCTCAATCTCCAGCTCTTTCTTGAGGAAAATTGCCTCTGAGCCGTTTGAAGTGTCAAACTGCATGTATACGTTTGAAGATTCTCTGATTTGTAGAGCAGCAGAGCGGTTATCTGTCATGACAAGATCAAAATCATTACCATCTGCAGAAATAGTATCAAGAGCGATATCACCAACGTTTGTAATGTTACCATCGGAAACGCTTAATGAAGTACCAACAAGAGCAGCGAAAGTACCAGCAACAGCCGAGTTAGCACCGATAACGGTACCATCAATTGCACCACTGTCTACATTAATGTTAGTAATTGCTTGGCTGTTTGCATCAAGCGCAGAGCCAAGTTGATCAATGTGACCGACATCAACGTGTGCGGCTGACCATTGTAGTGCTGAAGTACCGAGGGCGCGAGCGCTATCAGTAGAAGGCACTAGATCAGAGTCAAAGCGACCGGTTGCAGTAATTGTATCACTTGTAGCATCACCTAAATCAACGTTACCACCAGCAACAAGAGTTGTGAAGGTACCAGCAGCGGCGGTATTACCACCGATAACTGTGTTATCGATAACACCACTATCTACATTAATGTTAGTGATTGCTTGGCTGTTTGCATCAAGAGCAGCACCAAGTTGATCAGCACGAAGATCATCAATGTAAGCAACACCATCAAGGTAAAGATCCTTGAACTCTGCACCAGAAGCACCAAGATCAACATCGTTGTCAGTCTCTGGACGTAGAACGCCATCTTGGAGACGCATCTCAGTTGTACCACCAATGTTAAAATCTAAAGCAGTGTTAGCGTGATCGTAAAGAACAGAAGCAACAGTGTCAGAGCCACTGGTGCCACCAATCTGTAAACCACCACCTGCTGATGCAGCCGAAGCTGAGCCAGAAGCGGCCAAGATTAATTTGTCGACAACCTCAAGAGTTGTCTCTGTGCGTGTTACACTATTGATCTCGTTAACGTCAAGAACGTCAATTTGAGCGTAAGTAGCGGTTAAGTGTGTAATAGTACCAATAGCTTTGTTTGCGTCAAGAACAAGAGCCTTGCTTGCAGCGGCAGTACCAGCAGTGACGCCATCAACGTAACCAAGCTCCGTAGCATTAACGCTTACAGCGTCAAGCGTAAAGCTTGTATCAGCAGAAAGAGTACCGTTAACGGTAAGAGCACCGTCAGCGAGCGACATCAGATCAGTGTCAGAATCACAACCAATGGTTGAACTATCATCAACTAATAATGACTTAAGTGCAGTGTCGCCATCAGCGTCAACTGTGAAACCAGTCATCGTGACAGTACCAGCGGTCATATCACCAGTCATCGTAACATTACGGAAACCATCAGCATCTTTATTACTATCAACGACGACGGCCTTAGAAGCGGCAACAGTACCAGCGGTAACACCATCAATAGTTTCAAGCTCTGCCTCGTTAATATTAGCAGAACCAATAACAAAACTACCAGCAGTAACTGCACCAGTAGCAGTAAGGTTGCGGAAAGAAGCTGCATCTTTGTTTGAATCAACAACAACAGCTTTACTTGCAGCAACAGTACCAGCAGTAACACCATCAATAAAACCAACTTCGGTTGCATTTAGAGTTACTGAATCAAGAGTAAAGCTTGTGTCGCAAGAAAGTGTACCGGCGACGGTAAGAGCACCATCGGCAAGTGTCATTAGATCAGTATCAGAATCACAACCAATGGTTGAGCTATCATCAACTAATAATGACTTAAGTGCGGTATCACCATCTGCATCTACCGTAAAGCCTGTCATAGTGACAGTTGCTGCAGTCATATCGCCTGTCATTGTAACATTACGGAAGCCAGATGCATCTTTATTAGCATCGACAACAACTGCTTTGCTGGCTGCGACAGTACCATTGGTGATACCGTCTAATTTTTCAAGGTCAGCCTCGGACATATCGGCAGAACCGATGATGAACGAGCCCACAGCGGTAACATTACCAGCTGCAGAAATACCTACATTTGTGCGAACTAACTCAGAGCCAGCATTTCCTTTAAGATAAATTGAACCACTCGCAGTTGGAGCGGTATCTGCGTAACTTTGTAAGTCAATAAACTTTCCATATTCACTTACTGTAGCGGGACTAGACATATTTTAAAATCCTCCTTATAAGTCTAAATACCAGGTGGTACGAAATCACACCTGGTCTAGATAAGTAGAGGTCTAAGTCGGTTCAGTCCCTTGTTTTAGACACTTTATTTCGTCTTTTAAATTATCTATTTGATTTTGTTGAGATTTAATTCCTTCAAGAAGAATGGGTATAATTCTAGTGTAATCCATACTCATAGCTTGAGGAGAATTTTCAGAGTTTTTGTTGTCCCATTCTACAATAATAGGTAGTTCTTTACCTACTTCTTCAGCAATAAACCCATAATCTTTTTGATCATTTTTTTTCCACGTAAACGTAACACCACGAAGGTTTTGTATGGTTTCTATAGGATTATCAATAACTTCTACATCTTTCTTAAAACGCTGCGAAGAATAAGTCATGTAAGCGTTTGCTTTAATTTTTCCACTGTTATCTGCTACATCTGGTAGTGTTATACCGTGTGTGACGCCGCCAATTGGCATTCCTACGCCTATTTTTTGATCCACATATAAAGCAGAACCGGATATTGCTACACCATTTGTTGAGCCAGATATTTCTAAATAGTTATTTGTCGAAGCAGCAAACATAAAATGAGAGTCATTATCATCTCCAAGAAAAAGCTTAACATCATCTCCAAACTTCATACTAGCTGCTGTGCCATCCGAGTCTGATACCATCTCAATGGCGCCTCCAATTTTAAGTGGAGAGGCTCCTTGTAGCGTCCCGCGTATTTGTACGGTGCTACCCGACAACACAATACCATTACCGGAACCAGAAATAACTAAAAAATCATCAACAGCTTCATTGTAATGAATAAAAGCATCATCATTGGTACCAAATTTTAATTTTGTATCGTCTGCAATTTTAAGATTTGTGTCATCAAAAGTAAGTGGAACAACAGAACCTAGAGTTCCATTATTGTTAAACTGTAGAGTGTTGTCATTTCCTGCAGGGCTAGTAGGTGATTGTTGTTTGGCGATATCGCCTATTTGTAATTCAGAAAATAAATTTCTTCTTGTTCTGCGGCCTCGTGATCTTCTAGACATTTATCTAAAATTTCCCGCATCTACCGCATAAACGACAGCAATGGTTAAACCAATACCGACGATAACACCACCAACCGCCCACCAAGTTGTATAATCTTCTTTACCTGCTGCTAAATCAGACAGTCTTTTTATCTCATCATCTTTTAACTTCATTAGTGTGGTATGTTTTTCTTGTAAAGAATCTAAGCTAGCTTTTTGAGATTGTATAGTAAGATCTAGTCTTGCTTTTTGTTTGCCTAATTCATATTGAAGTTTAAGTTCAAACTGTTCTTTCAGGTATTTCTTATCTGAAAATACTTTTGCTGCAGCAATATTATCTAATAATACACCAGTATAAGGCGCATGTTCGCCTTTTGATAATCCAGTTATCTTACCTTTTGGAATAGGAGTATCTTCCGCAAGACATACGGGTGCGTATACTAACGAAAAACAAAGAATCAAAGATATTATTTTACTCCACATAATCTATTCCATACCTCTCAGCTAAAATTTTTGCCAGATCATCTGGTCTGTCATTAAACTCTTTTACTATCTTTTTTATCTCTTTCTTCTTTTTAGTATCTAGCTTCATATTTTTTTCTTCATAATCTTTTTCTAGCTGAGTTAGGACATTATCATAATTTTTTAATATTTGATCTCTTGCCTCTATTTCTTTTTTGTGAGCCTCTTCTATTGTTTTTATTTGACTTTCATAACTTTTAGATCTAATTTCTAAAACTTTCAACGCGCCAGCTTTATTTTTAAACAAAAACCAAAGAACTAGTGTATAAACAACAACAGCTGGTACATACCAGTTGTGTCTTAACCAGGTCCAGGTTTTTTTCAAAGTTGATTTTAAAGTCAATAAAGTTAACATTATTTTCCGTGCTTCCAGGTTGCTGCTATATCCGCGATACCTTGTATACCAATATAAGCAAGTGAGACGGCCACCCAATCTTCACTGGTTAAGGCGCCACCCACTAACATAAAATAAGTAGCAGTCATCCACACCATAAGCTTTCTTGAAAGCAATCTTCCTATTGTTTTATCTAAAAAAGGTTTGACTTGCTTTGCTTGCTTTTGAATTTCTGTCATTTTCTATCTCCTATATTATCATCCATTTCCCTCTCTTCCATCTACTTTATAGGCTGTGTTTCGCTCTCTAATTGTTGCTGGTCCGGGAATTGTTATAAAGTATGGTGCTTGCCTATTTGCTGCTTCGCAAGGGAATCTTCGTGTTTTTAGTTTATTAGCAGTGGCTCTAATTTCAAAATTATTAGATCCAAATTTTTGCCTAAATGTCTCAGGCTCGTCCGCATCGCACCAGTAAGGAACTATTGTTTCAAAAGCACCCATATCAGGCGCACTTCCTTGAGGTCTAGATACATCATTGATATCAACATTTATATTATTAAACGATGTACCTTGGTCAATACCAACAGATCCAGCGGCTAAAGCAAAATTTTGAACTATAGCTTGGGTATGGCCAGTAGAGGTGCCATCTACAAACGTTACCGCATCTGTTGTTTCTGAGGCGTGTGCGCTGTCGGCGCTACCTAGACCATTGAGAAATGCAGTCCCTTGTACATTAACAACATTAAAAGTGTGATCCGCTGCATCTATTCCTTTTAAGTTGGCGCCTGAACCAGTGACAACGCAATTGATAACTTTAGGAAATGTTTTTATCACCTCTATGTTGGTGCCAACTTCTTCAAATTTAAAAGTACAAAAACTAGCTGTGGCGTTCTTTGATGCGTTTTTAGCTGTTAATATTGGATTTAATGATTCTCCACCTACACCAGTTGCGCTTCTACTAAGAAAGCAATTTTCAATTTCAAATTGACCACCACCCCCTGTACCGGATGACCCATCTGCGCCAAATCTTATTGCGTCTTGGTTTTTATTTGTGAACATAAATGAAGTTTGTTTTATTCTAATATTTTCACCTGCCTGACAGTGCATATCTCCATTTGCAATTGCAGAAACTTGATAAATAAAACACTCTGTGATTGTAAGCCCATTTGCGTTATTAGTACCAGCAGGATATATTGTTAATAATTGTTGGTTGACATGTCCAGATCCTTTGACCTCTATTCCATTTAAGGTAAATCCTGTGCGCATCGTTGCTCCAGAAGCGACTTGAAGTTTAATTGGATTTGTATCGGCATCTGCACTAGCGTCAATAACTGGGAGTCCAAGTTGTGAGGCGGTGTGTGTTAGTGTTAGATTGTTTACTGGAATTTGTAGTGGGAAAGTTTCATCGTCATAAGTTGCTTCATCAATGATTTCAATGGTATCCCCGGCAGTGACACCAGCTTTACCTAGCGCTGCCCCAATGGTTTTTGTAGCTTGTCCTGGGCTTTCTCCACTTTGACCGTCATTACCGTTAGTATCTGAAACATAAAAAGTATTTGGCATCTAAAACCTCAAATCATAATGTGTGCGAACCCCTCTTTTTTATCAATTGTGATTTGTTGGTCCACACAATCTTTAAGATGGTCAAGATGTGAAATCAAAATGACCGTTTTAAAGTATGTCTTAATTAGTTCTAAAATTGAAATAAAACCATCCATATTCTCAGCATCTAGCGCAGTCCCCGGTTCATCAAGGATAAAGATATTAGACTTTGGAAGAGACGAGACAGATAGAAGAGCAAGTCTGATGGCCATTGCTGCTAGCGTCTTCTCTGCGCCGGAGCCCATTTCAATAGGTCGTCGGTCATACTTTGGATGTTTAATAAAAATATTAAGTCTTTTTTCCTCTGCCTCAAAGAAAATCTCAAAGTCAACAACATTGGCTAAAATACGAGACATCTCATCATTAATAATTGGCAGCTTCTTTTTGATAATGTCATAAGCTATGCCATTAGGATGCATACACTTCATTAAAAGGTCAAAAGCGGTAATCTCATTTTGTAAATTATGTAGCCACTCTTTCTTTTCTCGTAGTGTCTGCGCTTGTTGTGCTAATGACCCATTATCTCTATGAAGACCCTGTAGTTCAGTTCGGCACTTATCTATACTCCTCTGTTTTTTGGCTATCTCTTTTGCTACATTTGCTAATTGCAGAATGAACGTCTCTTTGTTTTCAATAAGACTTTTGTTTTTATTGTAATCATCAATTGAAATATTAATACGCTGTAGTTCGTTTTGCGCTGAAAGTACAGAGTTTTCCCACTTACCTTTTTCAAGGTCTGTTTTTAAAATAACTTGTTCAGCTTCTCTTCTTTTCTCCATTAGTTTTTTATAGTTTTCTAAATGAGAATTTATTTTTTCTTCATTTGATCTGTTTAGAAGCCTCTCTGCTTTTTCTTTTTCGTTATTTATTGACTGAACTTGGCCTACAAGATCAACAAGAGTTTCTTTTGAGCAATGAGCATCTTTGATAAACTTACAAGATTTAAACTTATCTCCACATGGCACCTCACCAAGAAGCTTTACTTTTTTCTCATTTAATTCTTTAAGTTTTTCAGCATTTTCTAGTTCTGTTAGAAGATTGCTTATTTTAAGAAGTTTTTCATCTATTTCGTCTTTTTGGTTTTTAACGGAGACAATATCAAATGACTCTTCAAACTTCGCTATTTTAGCTAAAAGTTCGTTCTTTTCAGCAAGTATTATATTACAATTACTAACATTGGAGTTGTATGTGGATATATCTTGTTCTTGCTTGTTTCTATCTTTTAGAACTTCACATATGTCAATTACTTCTGCTGGAATGGAGTCTATCTTTGTTTCTAGATCTTTTTTATCTAGCTGTAAAGACATTAATTCTTCATTCAAACTTTCGCACATTTCGTTTTGTTCAGTGATTTTATTTTCAGAAAACATTATTTGTTTTTCTATTTCATATATCTCACTATCATAATCTATATCTTCTGCTTTGCGGAGTGCTCCGCGAAGATCTGCAGCTTCATCTTTAATGAGTTTGTACTTTCTTTCAAAGAACTGAAGATCAAGAAACTTTGCTAGCGCCTCTTTTCTTTTTGTAGAGCCCTCATTAATGAAACGAAGAGAGTCTATCTGTGATGACATGGAGGTCATTAAAAAGTCATCAACATTTCCAAAATGATTTCTAATGATAGCATCAGTTTCATTTCGGGTTGTGCCGTTAAGAATGGTTTCTTCGTCAGTTACCATGTCTTTTACTTTAAACAAGATATCTGTTTTTGCCTCTAACGTCTCATCACCTTTGAGTTTTTTAACATACTTTTCGCTTTTACGTTCTATCGTATAGCGCTTGTGTCCAACATCAATAGTGACTATGCCGTCAGCCTCTTCTTTATTTTGATTAATAATATTGAGGTTTTTACGTTCGTTTTTGCTTGTAGAGTTAAAGATAGTATACAGCATACTGTCAATAACAGATGATTTACCAGAAAAGTTTTTACCAAATATGCCAACAATACCATTTAACTTATCAAAATCTATAGAGTTATCTTCCCCATAATTAAATAAGTTATTCCAATGCATTGTACGCAGATTCCAATTAATATTCCGCTGAACATCTTCTTTCTCTGCTAAAGTGGCATTACATTTACGATTTAGTTTGAAGACTGCTTCTAACTGCTCATCTGTAGGCTCAAAGTCTTTAAGATATTCTTTGATAAGCTTTTCTTGTACGGTAACATCGCGTAGGTTTTCTTCTACGTCGTCAGTTGCTAAGTCCTCTACGTTACCTCTTTGGCCAGCAGAGCGATTAAGATATCCAATGCTCTCTGGTTTAAATCTGTGTTTTGCTGCATCCATTGCACGCTTCATTGTACTAACAGGCAAGCTGTTCTCTGATACCAAACGTATGCGTGCGCCAAGAGGACACTCTGCGTTTTTAGGCAAACGTCCAGTTCTTGTTAAATTGATAGTAACGAAGGGCTTTGGATTAGGTATTTGGATATGCCTCACCGTAAAGTTTTCTTTATCTTCTATTTCCCATATAAGAAAACCTTTATCATTCGTCTCTCCGAAGTTCTGCTGAACAGTAGAACCTGGATACCGTATCTTTCCTGCGTCGTCTAATGCTTGATTTGTTTTATGGATGTCGCCTAAAAAGGCGTAGTCGAATTCGTCAAAGATCGATATCTCGTTTTCTCCGTGCTGCATTGTCCAGCCGACATCCGTGCGGCAATTTGAAATAGACCCGTGATACAAACCAATGTTAATAACATTATAGTCGGTAGGATCTCTCCAATTATCCCTATCAAATACGCTAAGAACGTTGAGACATATTTCTTCATTTATTTTTACCTCTCCGCTATTCTTCAACAAGAAGAGGTTTGGAAGATCCAAAGCATCAACTATTGGAGTAATAGCATCTTCTCGGCTACTATTTTTCAAGTTGCCGTCATGGTTTCCAAGTATTATATAGGTCGGTGCAACAGAATTTAACCCACTTAGGAATTCTGAGCATAATTTTACAAACTCAGGAGAGATATTTGTTTTGGAGTGTGCAATGTCTCCGCAGTGAACAATATAATCCACTTTCTCTTCACGTAAGTGCTCGAAAAGCTTAGAGAAAACCTCACGATATTCCGTATGATATTTTAGATTTTTTATGTGCGTGTCTGCGATATGGGCGATTTTATAGCTCATTCATACTCCAATAAATATTAAAAATACTTTCTAGGTCGATCTGTAATGCCTCTTGTTTTAGATCTTCTGCTTCTGTTTTTGTAATAGATCCAATATCTTCAATATCAGAAGTATCTAATTTATAGACATCTAATCCATATTCTAGAAGCAAAGATATAATTTTCATTGATTTATTTAAGGCATCTTCATCTAAACCAATGTAAACTTTTGTTTGTTTTTCAACAATCTTTTTGAACAACTTTGTTGTTTCTTTTAGAGTTGATCCCAATATAGGAATAGAATTTTTCATCTTTATGGAATCAAACGGGCCTTCTACTAAAGTTATCGGCTCATTCCAATTGATCAAAAGATCATTAAAAATAATATTTTTTGACGCTGGAGGATTCTTATAAGATAGCCAATCACCACTATATGACCTGGCCGTGAAATAATTACAATTACCCTCATCGTCAAAGGACGGTATTATTATACGCTTTTTATACTTACCTGTCAAGCAAAATCCTATCTTATGATACAATATATCTTTTTGTCCTATACCTCTCGACCAAAGATAGGATATTGCTTCATTAGCTGCGGGAGGTAGACCCTTCTTCGCTAGACACATATATTCTGGTGGGATATCCACAGGAGGCAACCTTTCTTCCGGCTGATTAAAAATCAAATCCATTGTAGAAAAGTCTACTTCTTGGTCTAATAAAGCCCAATCATGACGATCATCTATAGTTCCGAAGCGTTTTATAAGATAGGATATTGCACCTTTTGTGTCGCAAACCCAACATTTGAAAAAACCTTTAGTCACATTAACTGACAGTTTCTTTTTGTGGTGTTTGCAAAAGGGGCAATGATAAAGTGTTTCATCTCTTGAATCATATCCAGACCCAAGAACTTCTCGTAATATATTTTTTTTATTTCTCATTTAGAATGTTTGTCTGCGACTACTGAAGCTGCAAAAGAATCAGGCTTGATTTTACAAGCAAATCCAGATCCAACTGCGTAGCCTACTAGCATTTTAGCCATAGGTGAGGTTCTATTATTACATTCTTCTGGTGAAATGTCAATATGTATTTCTACATTTGTTAATGGACACAGTTCTGTTATTTTCATAGCCATGTTTATTGACTTCTCTGCTTCCTTAAGAATACGGTTATAAAATCTATCAGGGTCATTATACTTTTCTATTTTATAAAAGTAAAGACCTCCTTTTTGATTTTCTGCGCCAATAAGGACGATAGTGGTTGTAAAAGTACATTTTCCCGTTTTTACGTGAGAGTCTGTACCTACAATAACCTGTCCTTTATTTTTATTATGAGTTTTTATTTTTTGTGTGATGTCGAAAAAATTTATGGATTTACCTGCACCGGTAGTCCAGTTCATTTAAGCCCTGCCTTTGCCACCACTATCGCATCAGCAATATCAAAATACTTGGGTCTAGGATTGCCCTTGTGAGTATATTCTACACTAAAGTCAGGGCAATTGTCAAGCACCCATTGTAGAATTTGCTTCTTAGTATCTTTACCTTTTTCTACCTTTATTTCATTAAGTTTTCGTGCTTGCTGGGCAGTAAAGTAAGTTGGTTGATGCTTGAACGTCTCATAACATATCCACGACACTGTACCATTAAACTTTTGCAATGCTGCCATAGTTTTTGCTGTTGAGCCTCCGGAGCCAAAAAACATAAAAGGCTTCTCTATGAATACTTTCTGGATAGGATATTGAGCTTTGATTTCTTGTAGTCCGTCCTTAACATATTGAATTTTATCAAAAAATGTTTCAAACTTATTTTTATTTCTTGTGTCCCAAACGCCAGAGCGAATTATTTCACCTTGTGCGTCCAAGATACAAAAACCAGTTATACTGGTGCTTATATCCAATCCTAATATCATTGTGGTTGTTTCCTTTAAATGTCTAGCTTTAATCTAAACGTGTAGTCTTTATCTTCTGTTTTCCTAATCGGCTTTGCAAGATTTGCGATGGCAATAAGATTTCTATTTTTATCATATATACCTATTTTTGTAATAAACGTTTGTGGTTTAAAATCCTCTTCGTATTCATAAAAAGAAGAACTCACAGTGTTTTTAACTTGAATAAAATTATTCTGAAAATACCCATTTGGACCGGTTTTAGATCCACTGTTTGTAGTTTTTAAGTGTGTGGGGTTTGAAGAGAAATTTAGATCGCCTTTTGGTGCGTCACAATTCATAGTAACAGAATTAGTATAGTTTACCCCTTGAAAACTTAAAGAAAAGCTAGCAGAATCAGTTAGATCGGCTGGAGCAAGGCCATCGTTGGCGCCTGCGGCGAAGTCTAACCATTGCCCTTGACGTGTTGGAACGCCAAAATCATATGAAGCCTCTGTTAAGTTCCAACTTCCCGTTAAAAGAACAAAGCCTTCATTATATAAAACCATACCGGCCACTTTTCCTGATCCGTTAGTTTGTGCAAAGGCTGTGCCGCTAGTTTGAATTAGTTCTCCGTTTCTGTATAAATCCTCACAGCTAGCAACCAAAGTGCCAGAAATATAAAAGTCCAATCTAACAGAATTTCTACGAAGTTCTGAGCCATAAAAAATACTTGGTATGCTTATCAACGTAGAATTTGCTGTTGCTAAATCCCTTAATGAGGATGAAAAAGCATAATTAGGACTTGTAATTTTGTAATAATTTAAAGTATTTTTTAAAGCCAACAAGTGTGAACCGGTCGGACTTGTACTAGAGCTAAACACCTCTCTTGTTATTGATGCAGAGAGTGGGTAGCTACCTGTTATTATATCACCATATTTAAATTGATTAAAATCATTATCGCTAATTGTTGAAAAACAATTTAAAGAAGAGTCTTTTGTCACAAAAGGAAATATTTTTGCTTTTACACCGGTATCTGTATCTGGATCATATGTGTGATCTGAAAAATTTCTATCGACGTTAAGTTCATACAAACTTATAAAACCGGTAGGAACGTGAGTTACGTTATCTACAAAAGCGCCTGCTATTTTATTTTTATTACTATAGTACACACTTGCACTATGGACAAAAAAAGTATTGTCTGCGTAGGTTTTGATCCTATTTCTAAGGATATCTTTTGGACCAAATTTATATAAAGGCATTTTAGTAGTCTAATCTAACCCTCAAAGTAATCTCATTAGAAGGTGTTTTCTTTAACGGCTCTGATAATTTTGCAACTGCAAGAAGCTCATTGTCTGCAGAGTAAAGGCCAACAGTTGTAATATAAGAAACCGGTTGAGCTTTTGGATTGTCGTTTTTAACCCTGATTTTACTAGCATTTAAGTAAGTTGGGTTTGCACTATAATTGTAATCTTGAGTGTTGGCACGACAGAAATAGATAGTTGAGTTGAGTTCTGTGGTGTTGTTAAAATCAACATTACTGAAATTATAACGAAGGCCATTTGCCAATTGAGTAATTGTTGAACCGGTTAAACGATTGTTTACTGCGCGTTGAGTGCCGGCTCTTTCTGCGGTTGCTTGCGTTCTATCCGATGTGCTAGATGGATCTCCAAACGCGCCGCTAAAAAATGAAGCTGTAATAACTGCAATGCCTGCTTGATAGTAAATGTGACCAACAGAAAAATTTTCCGGGTCGGACGTATCTGAGCCGGTGAAAAGCAAACCATATTCACCAGAAGGAGAATTAACTTTGAAGCTTGTCGCTGCACCATAATCACCAATGATTTGCAACTCTTTTCTTTCGGTTTTTGCTAGAGCGGCATTGCCATCAATAAATCCGGCTGGTGCGCTGGCGGATTCAAACATCGACAATCTAAACGAATCTTTTTTAATTTCATCTTTAGTCAATAATCTAGAGAAGTTAAGAAAGAAACACTCTCTCATCTTATCGCCACCTGCTGCAATATTTCCATCGGCATCAAATACTTGTACGTTTCCATTTACATCGTAACCGTAAAGAACTTGCGCGTGTTGATTATAAATATTAATCTTTTTGGCATTTTGAACATTGCTCGATGCGGAGAGTGCGCTATCAGCAGAATAGCCCGCAGAAATATCAAAAATATGATTTGCAGAGGAACTTAAAAAAGGATAGTCAAATACCGCCTCGTACATACCATGTGCGAATGTTTTGATATTTAAATCATCATAAGTACCCGATACTATTGTTCCAGTAACCGGTATAGCTTCGTGAAGAAGTGTTCGTGTATTAGCGATATCGCTGTTTAATAAAGTCTTAAATGTAGTAGCCATTTATTTTTCCTTTTGTTTAAGTGCTTAGTTTTTTAACAACTCTCACCGGTATATCTATCACATACCCTGTTGTTACGCCCGTAATTCTAACATTTGTATCAATGAAAGTAAGAGAATTTCCTCCTACATCAGTACCAATCGTATCAAAAAGATAGTCACTGGTGGCTGCATCTAATGAGGCTTGAAGGCCAAATCGGAATCTAGTTCCACGAGGACCTTGAATAAGTTCATCACCTGGAGGAAGATTATCCGTACCGGCTGTTAATTCCCCAATATAGGTGCCGGCGCCTTGTGTGAAATAATATGATGCTATTGAGTCATCATCTAGAAAAGCCTCTTGCGCTGTAGTAGAATTATTCAAATCATAAATAGTTAATAATCTTGAATCAACTTCTACCAGATATTGAGTCTCTTTCAATTCTGGGTCAATACTAAAGTTTGGTGATATTGTATTTGAATCCAAACCTTGATCGACTCTTATATAGTTACCGGCTAGGCCCGTCTTAGTAAAGCCATTTATAAACCCATTCTGAGCATCTAGTCCGCCGGCGGCGAGGCTTAATTGAGTTTCTATTGCGTCTTTCGTATCTTTATTTACATAAACAGTGTTTAAACCATTTGCGACCGCATTGGCTGCAGCCGGTAATTCAACACTAGCAAACTTTGTGTTTTGTTTTATTATAGGCAGAAAAAGAAGATTGTTGTTTGTCAAACTTATCAATTTAGACTTCATCATTGAAGTGTTATTTGTAAACGCCTCAAATATTGGAGTCTGTAAAATCTCTAAATCATAATAGGCAGATCCAGATGGATGAAACCCGTTGTACGATGAATAATCGATCTCGTCATCACCAAAGGCAAATTTTGTAATCTTGAATGAGCCGTCTCCACGGGCGAGTCTTAAGCGCCCAGTATCTGTTAATACGGCATCTAATATGATATCTCCTGAATTGTCTAAGAAAGCCATTTATAATCTCCTCTTTTAACTAAATAGTATTATACATCATTTATGATATTTTTTGGATTTTTGAAATCAATATTTATATCTATTTTCTTACCAGTTTGCTTTGAAGTAATTCTTAATTTATATTTTTTACCGAAAACTACAGAGTTCATTGCAACTGGTTGTTCCAGATAATCTCCAACTGCCTGATCATCACTATTAAACTCTAAATTGGGATAAGCAACGTTATTTTGTGACCTGTTGAGGCCCAACAACAAATACTTTTGGAATGTCTTTGTAGGGGATAACTTTTCATTTAGAATCTTTCCTTGTTCCTGTCTTGGGTCAAAAGTGCTTACTAGTAAATATGGCGCAACATTTTTTTCCGAAACAATCCTAATTTGATAAACTACAGTTGGGTTAGAAATCTTACCATGAACGTCGGTAGTCCTAAAAGTATAAAAATAATCTTTATTCGGAATGATGTTGTCAATAAAAGAAGTCTGGCCTAAATAAGTATCAAAAGAAATAGCGTTCTCCTGATCAGAAAACTCCATATAGAAATGTGGCTTAATTTCTGTTCTAAAAATAGTATAACTTTTTGGAATATCATCATTTTTAAAAGAGATCTCGCTTAAAAAATCTTCACTTGGTAAATTTACACCTTGACTTATTGCACAATCATCAAATAAGCTTAAGTCAGAATCTGCTATAGGTACGACAGTTTCTTTTTTGTTTCCTACGGAGTTGTTTAACAAAAACAAGATTTTATTTTTATTTCCCCTATATGGCACAACTTGCACTTGTGGCGGCATTGGAGGAAAATCTTCTACTCTAGTTAAATTAACAGCATCAGTTTGTACATTAACCATTGGAGCATTATAATAAGGCACTCTTACAAACTGTAAATAAGGTTCAACTTCATATTCGTGTTCAAAAAATAGGTGCCCTTCTGGTACCGGTTCGGATACCGTGGATTGTATACTTGGTGGGTTTATGCGCTTTGGAGAGGTCATTGTAAATAAGCCGTTCTGCTCGACTGTTTGCATCTCTTTCGCACGATATTTTGTACCAACAATAACTTTATGAGCAAATATTTTATAATAATAGTTTTTATATGGTATTATTTGTGTATCCACGTAATTTAAAGTATCTTGATTAACGATTGGTAAAAATATACTCTGTAAGTATTGCTCTGTTGCCCCTATAACTTCGTATTTGGCTATCTCATACATTAATGTTTCTTGATGAGCGAACTTTCCTTGCTGAATATCTCTTGGACTTCTTAATCCGCCGTTCGTTAAGAAGCTTTCCAAATCGCTCAATAAAATTTCACTTTTTATTTTACCTAAAAGAGCCAGCAAACCACTAGTTGAAACAGTTTTGTCTTCTGAATAGATAAGCACATTTTTAGGTGTTTCAATACCTATGCTCTCAAAGTTGTCTAAAAATAAATCTGCCGCGGCAAAATCTTCGCCCGTTCCGGCCGCTAGTACCGTCGTTGATTTGTTAACAAAATGCATTTTGAAAGTTTTTAATTTAACCTCATTATACATATTAAATTTTCCATAGCTATAGCCATTTGTCATTCCGCCATAAAAATTAGCGTATGTTCTTAGAATTCCTTCTTCGGCATCTTCGTCAGCGAAAGCCCCCTGAATTCTATCTAACTCGGCATTTGGCACCACAAGTGAAGCAGCGTGAGTATTAATCGCATCTAAAAGATTGTTTTTTGAAAACAATTTTGCTATGGGGCCGCGTTGTTCTTGTGGTATGTTTATTGTAGTGGCAAATGGAAATCTATTTTTAGAGTCTGTAGCTTGATTAAAATAAGGCATTGTTTTTTCAGAAAAATATATTCCTGCTTTTATCTCTTCTAGCCACTTTGGGATATATAGTTCTTTTGTGTAATTGGGAGAAAAATTGACTCCATCGGCGCCATATAATTCGAAATCATTAAGAAAAAGTGATTTACTTGTTCTAAATAAATTGTCTGGCTCAAGTTCGGCAACGTCTCCTCCTTTTAGCTGATCGCCCAAATCGCTTAATGTGAGATATTCCATAGGAGCTGCCGATCCAACATTTACGCTTCCAAACTCATCAACATCTCCATTGTTGGCGGCAGCGCCTTGGACGTAATTTGTGTAGAGTAAAGATAGGTTATCAAAATAAGAATTAAGATTTGAAAAATTTAAATCTTGTGAACTGAAATACGAGTCTGGGATTCCAAAAGTCGCCTTCATAAGCTCGTATTGTAATGGTAAATAAATAAGATCGTAAATGCTGGGTAGTGCATTTTCATTTAAAACACCTTCATTTATCAATGATATAGCACGAGGTTCGTATTGCGGATCATAATAATTGTACTCGACCTGATATGTTGGCGCTGTATCTTTAACACCATATGATTTTAAATCAACATTGTCAGTTAAAAGAGTTTTGTGATCATATGGAACGCCTATTTTTGTAGCACAATTAAAAACTTTTTTTCTAATATCATTGTAAGGTACCTCATATCTGTCTTGTATTGACGCTTGAGCACTCGGCGCTGGACTATTCAGTGGTATAGATATCAAAGAAAAATAAATATCCAACAGAGTAGCGGCCGTATCAGTCGCTACGTTGTTATGTATGAATGCACCGAAGTAAAACTTTTGACTATAGTTAAAACCTGTAGAACCGTTTTTTACAAAACTTGGCTGAAAATCTAGAGCAGACGACTCAGGGATTCCTTCTAGTCCGAGATAGTGAAGGATTTGTAGTAGAAAAGCATCTTCCACATCTAATAAATTATAAATAAGTGGCCCCACAGGATATGTAGTCGCTCCTATGCCGACAATTATTTGATTATCTTTTTTAGCTTGATTTAGTTCCTTAGCGCGTAAATCTGCACCTTTCTCACCAAGACCTTGTGTGATCAATCGGTAAGATGAATTAGTTAGCTCGGTAAAGTTTTTAGCTTTTAAGTTTTCAAAATTGTATGAAACTGAATATCCATTTTGTGTGCTTATTTCGAATTCGTGCCTTTTACCTGGATTTAAGCCAAAATCATTTGTAAATTTATAAATTTGTGTATCATTGTCTCCTGCTATGTTTGCGGCGCTTTCATCAAGTATGCTCGGCCGATTGTCGCCGCGAGCAAAGAATCCTGTAGTGTCGGCGCCTGTGAGTGATGGAAAATCGCCAAGCTTGCCGCGGTCTGAAAATATAATCGGATTCGAATCAGCTTCTATAGCCGCAGGAGAGAGATTTGTCGTGCTATTTACTGTTGTGGTTAGTATACTCTTTAAAAAACCATCAGCTATATCTAGATCTCCATTATTGTAAAAGTTTCTTCCTGCGATTAAGTTAAGCTCAGGCGTCCCTTGGTTCGGGTGAGTAATCCCGACAAAGACGCCCTGCAAAAAAGCGGTTCCCATTTTAGATATTATAATATCATACGGATTATTAAAAAGATAGATATAGTTATTATAATGTATGTTTTTTAAAATTTCTTGTTCGCCGGCCATTTATTCACCTTTAAAATCATTTTATGAAGCTGACGTACCCACATAATTCATTACCAGTGTAACTAAATAATCAGCTTCGTCTGGTGTGATCGAGTAGTTGCCCACGACAGCAAGCCCTTGGCCGGAGAAGGGTACGGTACCAAAAGTAGAAGACGCGGCTTCTTCTCGGGCAGCAGCATTGTTCAAAACACTCTGTAGCAAAAAATTAAATTCAGTTGTAATATAGTCTTGCATATTCTCTCCTTTAAATAGTTAAATTTAAAATAAAACGGTCGTTACTCATCAGGGATTAATTTAAAATAGGAATTGATCAATGGTAATTTAAAATTATTAACCAATTCGCCATTAATGTAATTTGAAGTGTAGTAAACCAATCTACACAATAAAGAACCATTAGTCTGAAGGCCGACCAAGTTCCACGCTGCATTATCTAAAATTTTCCACTGTGGGCTTTTTAAGTTTCTATTTGTATTATAATAAATAGTATCTTCGGGCGCACTATAGGGGTTATCTAATGTAGTTTTTGCTGGTATTTGCGGAAACGTAGTTTTAAATCCACTTAAGTATTCAACACGAACTATGTTTTGATGTGTAAAGTAAAACTGTGACAACCTTGCAGGATTAACCATTCCTTTGACAATATACCCCTGATCTGTCAATGAATATTTTTTAAATAAAGTGGCATCAGGATTTTCTAAAGATAAACACAACACTTGGTTCGGAGGATTTGCATCTGTAGGAACAAATCCAAAGTTTTTCATAGGCAACTCAAAACTGCTAAACCCACCAAATGGCATATTTACCTTTCCTGTCATTTTTCTAGCAAATAAAGACATTAATAAATTGTTTTTATCATCCGTTATGGAGTTTTTATTATAAACAAAACCTGGGGTTAATTTAAATTTATTACCTTCACTGTCGTTTAAAAAATTAATGGGGTTGTCAGATGGATTAAGCATATCTTCTTTAAAATCTGTTCCGGGCTCTGTAACTTGTGTTAAATCTACGATTTCACCAGGCGCGAAAGGGTTTAAATTAAATAAATTTGTTCCATCTTTATTGAGAATTGATATCAAATCTTCTTTTATAGTGTTTGCAATTGTAGCTTCACTAGGTTTCGGTGCATTGTTTTCTAATATCTCTAACTTAAGTTTGGCTATTTGCGTAAAAGCTGTTTGACTATCCATAAAACTAAATTGTTCAGGCATCAAAATAAATTGTTTAAGCTGTTCGTTATTCGAGGCAGGGGCAGAAAGATAAGAATAAAATGATTTATTATATGATCTTTTTTGTAAGTTAATCGGCTTAAACGGAGCAGCCAAAAACGTCGAGGCTGGGGGTGGACTTGATTCTAGTACTTGCCTCAACAAAATATCACACGTTAGTCTATAATCATTGGCTGTTATTTCAATAATCCCAGCGCCATTTTTTTTTCTACCAACAAATCCAGAGGTTGTAAACGTGGGTACACCGCTTTCGTTGATGGTGAAGTACCCCGTCTCCGACACGGCTGCATCGATTAAACCAGTAAAATCATAACCATAATTATATATATGTATTTCCTGCTCTGAAGATTCAAGTCTTATTGCTTCTTTACCGCTAGTGGACTCAACCGATTTGACTGCGTTTGTATAGGGGTTTGAGGTTGTTGTCTTTAAAGACTTAGATAAAAAATTATTCAAAAGATTCTGTATACTATATGACATATAATTTATAAAATCTTTTAAAACTAAAAGATTGCTTAAGGTTGTAGTATTCAAATTAGCTAGATTTAACATATAAGTCGTAAAGTCTTCTAAAGCAGTGCCAGGTGCTCCGGAAAACAAATCGGATTGGCTTTCTGGATTATAAAAAATTACTAAAAGATCCCTAAACGGAAGCTCGCCAAATCCTTTAGGATACGAAACGCTAGGGGGCGTTATCGGCAAACCGGCACCATCAACAATGGTATTCGCAGGGAAAATACCATCGGCCAATCCATTTTGAATCATTTTGTCTCTGGCGACAGCTTTTAAGTTTTCCGTAGTGTAGTCAAAAGCTGACTCTGTTGCTGATTGGCTGCTGTTGAAGCTAATTTTAGATTTACAAAACGTCAACAAAGAATCTAATTTACCACTGAAATTATTTATTTGAGATAAAACTCCTTGCATATAAGTAACTGTTGGATCAGTGTATTCAACCACAACAGAATATTTTTGAGTTGTTAAGTATGGATCATTTATAATGTGTTTAAATGAAAATGAATCATAACCTCCCTCACTATCTCCAACCGGCATTAAAAGTGATTTATTCCCTTGTTGGCTTTCATTTTGTAATGAAAAATAAAGTGTTGTTTGGTTTTCAGAAGAAAATTTCTTTACTGGGTTTGAATCTTGCGCCTGGGCAGCTAATATTGCTAGATCATCTACAGGATAGCCATTGTCCAATAATACTTGCGCGTACACTGGGTTTATTACCGATATAAAATTGTCAGACTCGGCAGCAGAAATAGTACCTAAAAGTTCACTACCTCTATACACTTGACATTTTCTTAAAGATGAATCTGAAATTATTTCTTTTATAAAGTTAGAATAATTATCGAGCGCATCTTCGAATCCTGCCGCGGCAGCCGGAAAGGCTCTCTCCGCGTTATCAAACAAAAAAGAAAAAACAGAATTATGTCTTATTGCCTCAAATTTATCTATAAAAAATGATCCTTGGATTTGTCCTTTTTTACCTTGTGTTAAGAATATGTCACTAATAAAGTTTTGTTGTTCTTTAAATAAACTCACATTTTTGGGATTATTTTTATACATTGAGACAAAAGAATTTAGATTTTCAAATGTTTTTGTAACGTTAATAATACTTTTTTGTATTTTTTCTTTTATTCTGTTGTCAACAAATTTATTATTTGGCACTATAGAATAATCTAAAAATGGATGAGGTGCCGATAAATGGGCCGCACCAGCCATAAAACGATTGTTGTGTATGTGTACGCCACCAGACCAAATGTCTCCCGGTTTTCCAAATTTTGATAATTCAGCTGCATCTACTTGTGGTACACCACCGAAGCCCCCCAGTACAGGTGATGCAGATGGTTGAGCTATTCTAAATTGTATTGCTTGGTTTTGTATTTTTCCATCGAGCAAAACTATCTCTTTTCTTATATTTGAAATATATGGACCAGTGTAGTAGTCGCCAAAGACCGGATTTTTGGAAACGTCAGTTTTGGTACGTATAACCGTAAAGATAACATAAGCAAGAAATTCAGCATTTTTTGGTATATTTTCAAAAGTGCAACGTGTTATAACTTCGCGAACTGCAGTCCCATCTGGTAAAATTTGTCTGGGTAGATTCTGCAATGATGCCTCATTTGTAAAAGATCCATCTTGTACCGATTGGTTCAACGCTAATGAATCAAATAAACTATCTTTAAAAGAAAATTTCTTTGTGGTCGAGCCAAATCCGGTGATACCATTATATTCATTTAAAAGAACTTGTACGGCATCTTCGGTAATTGATAATTCATTACCAGGGGCATATAAAAGAGAGGGGTTGCCGTAATATTCCATTAAGAATCCATAAAAATACGGAGATGTTGTTTGATGTACGTAGATATCAAAACTAAATTCAGTTAAAGAATTAGCTAGCGTTAATAAATCAGACTGTAAGGTTTTAGACTCTGCAAATTTATTAGATAAAACAAGTGTGCTCATTGTAGTGCCATCACGGACTAAAACGTCATGGTCTTTAGATATCCCACCGTCCGACGATGGCACGATGTAACCACTATGTTTTTTATTTTTTTTAACCACTGTGGTTGGTTGTGAATCTAACGTTATGTTTTTAACATAAACGTTTGGTAAAAATTGTTCTTGCAGACTTTTTATAGAAATCATTATTCACAAACATCCTTTGTGTCATCATCATCAAAATATATATTCTGTTTAATTTGATTGTCTGTTAAGCTTATTATTGGTTCACTTTCACAATCAAACATTTTAGTATTATAAAATTGTTTAGTTTTATCAAAGCCAATTAAAGGACACATAATATCTCCATCTATCTCCCTATCAACAAGAAAATCAAAATATCTTTCAACAGATTGAAATGCCACATTACCATCTAACACATCTTCTAGAAGTGCATCTCTATTTTTATAAAATGGCTTTTTAATTAGTTCTTCTTCTAGTACGGCAGGGATCTGGGTGGCGCCCGGGACAACCTCAAATAATTCAACTTCAAAGTTTTCTTTTTCAAAAAATGTATTTGACTCCTCCACTCTGATAACCAAAAAATCCTGTAAAGTTTCAATTGAGGAACCATCATAAAAAGGTAAAAAATCTATTCTTTCTGTTGGGTCAATATTAGTCGGTACAGAAGTTATATCAACCTCACCAGCTAAATTTTCCGGCTCGAAAGATGAATTATACCCCCTAGAGTTCCTTTTTATTTTGTACTCTATACTAACATTTAATTGTGGTATGTGATACTGCAAGACTCCTTTTGAACCAGAAATAGATAAGCGATCAGTTGAAGAATCCAAATCGGTTTTTAAGAATGCCACATTCCAACCAGGGGCAAAACCTTTTGATGGGTCGTATTTACCCAACGGTTTCATATATAAGGACTGTTGCATTGGCTCAGGAGTGGTAGATATTATATTCAAAATATCAGCTTCGGTAGTATTGTAAGATTCAAAACCGTACAATTCTGGTTTTAATAGATCTATTTCGAATCTCTTGTCATCAATCTTAAGGTTAATAAACCTTTTACTAATATAATCTTCCTCTCGGCCTGATATAGATTTTTGAGCAGCCAATCTTGGAGTTTCATCCAAAATTCTTTCTTTGATTTTGCTTTGGTCCTCGCTAGCATTATTTGCAAATTCAGAGTTATATATAATATCTTCGTCAAAAAAAGCATAAAACTCTGGATTTAATCTACCAACTGATAATAAAAACTCACCATATGGAGTTAGCTGCAAATCTATAACTTGTTCTTTTGGATCTAGATAACTCATTATTAATAATTAGAACCTCCTCAAAATCCTCAACCGTAAATATTTCCAGGGCCAGAAGGAGTCCCTGGTATTGTTGGTGCAGACTGATCAGTGTCAATGTTACTAGCTTGTGTGCTAGTTGGTGTCATAGCGCCTTGTAAATTGGCTCGTCCACCTTGTGTTCCCGCTACAACTCCGGCTGTTTCTGAGTCAATGAGGTTCGATTGTGTTTGTTGCGCAGCTGCGGCTTCTGCTGGGTCTATAGCCGCGAAAGCAAATTGCTCACCAGATATCGGTGCATTAATCGGTTCGACGGTATTTTCAACAACACCTGTTTCAGAGTTAGCCTGCTTGCCGAAGCTTCCAAGGGTTGGGACAACTAATTTATTTTCTATATTGGCATCTATTTTAGCCAATTCAATTAAACTAAAAAAGTCATAAGGCCAGTTGTAGTTATGAGGCTGATCAGCATCATTAAAATTAAAATTAAATTGAAAATTATTATCATCTGACTCACTCGCTGTTTTTGCAAAGTAATTAGCTGCGGATCTTTGTTTCACTTTAAAAACCATCCAACGCGTGTTTTCTGGAAAGTCCTCTAAAAGACCTGCAATCGATTGCTCTTGAGGTTGCCCATTTTCGACAATTTTTTTGGAGAATACATTAGCCGGAAGAGAAGCGGTCTTCTTCTGGGCACCTCTAGATATATTTGGATTGAGGTTTTGCCAGATATTGCTTAAATCTGTCTCGGTCAAATCAACACTAAACTCAATTATAAACATAGCGAAAGGCGTAATCGAGGTGTTTGTCAAAAAATCTAAATGAGGAGGAATAACAAATCTCTGCATTTTATCAACCATATCAACGATAGAATTGTCTGGTATTGTATTACTTTCAACTGTAGTGTCGATGCCTTTGTTTTTCTTACTAACAATTTCCTTTGCAGTATCAATAAAGGAACTTTCTATAGTAAATCTCTTTATATTGTTAGCTCCATCATTAATAAAAGGAATTGCAACTATTGCTTCTGATATTGTTTTTGTTGGTGCTACACGACCAAGTTTAACTTTTTCTGTTGGAAGACCAAGCTGTAGAGCTAAAGATCCAGTTTGTGCAAAGTCTGTTTTTTCTGATCTTTCTAGCGCTTGTATTTGGAAGTAAATACCCTCGTCTTCCGCAGGTTTAACACCGTATTGATGCCACATACCACGGGCAGCAGAGGCAGATCCAATTGTTGCAAGCGTTACATCTGCATCTCTAAAGTTTAATATTGGTGTTTCCCATTTTGGCTGGAATGTTGCGAGGAAACCAACTGCGTTTGGATCGTTTGATATGGCCACCGGGTTTCCAAATTGATCAAAGTCGACTTTAAGTTGTTTTACGACTGAACGAGCGAAACTAGCACTCATCACCATAGCATTTTCAGTTGCTGTCGACGATATTTGACGGCCCGGTACTGCAACTGAGCCGGGTGCGCACGGTAGCCCCGCTTCTCCAAGCATTGATCTTTCATAAGACACAGTTAAGTTTTCAAATATAGTCGGTAAATCAGCAAAATCATTTGCATCTGTGGGTTTAAAAACATATTCTATATGAGCATAACCATTGTGATAAGGTGGAGTAAACGGCTCATAAGATGCACTGCTATAACTTCTTCTGGCGCTATTGTACGCCGCTTGTCTTGTTGTGACGTTGTTCCTACATAAGCTAAAACTCCGAACGGGAGGTCCAAAAGATGAACCATAATAATCAGCCACTTTGTTTCTCTCGCCAGCTATGGCCCCGGTTTGAGCATACATAACACAAGATGGAGGATTTACATCATAAGAAGCAGAGTAGAAAAATCGCTCCGGGTCGGAGTTGTTTATGATCATATCATTGAATATATTTAGAAACTCTTTTTTAGTTTGTATTTTTCCATTAAAACAAGCTAATCTCATTCTATATTCTTTACCCACTTGGAAACCTATGTCTCCCGTGTCTGGGTCTTCAAATGAATTAAAGAGGCCGTCAGTATCACTAAATTGTGATGTTATTGATGACATCTCTCCGTTTGGCAAAAAGAAATCAATAGTTGAAGCTAAAAAGTTATTCATAGCTAATTTATAATTTGGTTTGCCGGCGTTCGATATCGAAGCAGTCAAATTAAGACTAGCAGATGGGTGCGGCTCATTATCTAGTATAAATTTGTTTCCAAATGCTGATTCTGGATCTAATAAAGCTTCAAATGGAACTCTAAAGTCAAAGCCTTTAGTGATCCTTGGAATATCTATTAAGTAAGAAGCTGATATTCTTTGATTTGGTGAACCAGTAAAAGTCACCGGTTCTGCTTCTAAGGTATGTACCGGGTAATCAACTGCGATACCGGATTTGATACTATTGTAAAGAATACCAGGGGCGAATAAAGACTTCCAAACTGGATTCATTGCGCCAGCTACTACTTTAGGTATATCTTCTCCAATAGCAATTTTTCCTGCAACTTGATTGGTCTGGTCTAGATCTGCCACGAGATTGCCATTTATGCTAAAACTAGCGGAATAATTGTCGTAAAAAAGTTTAGTTAGCTGAACTGATCGATCAGCAGGATAAAAACCATCGTAAGGTAAAAGCTTGATTAATGCATCTGCTGAAAGCGTTATTCTACTTGGCTTAGATGTATCGCCATAAAAATCACTTACAATCGAAAAAGTTTTTAGAAAATCTGAATGTGAGTACGTGCTGGCAAAGTCTGCGACACTGCTATCTTGCAGGGCGGCGCCAGTAATTTCTAAAAATCCTTTTGAACCCAGCTTGCCACCAATTGGCTTAGTTAAAAAGCCTTCAGGAGCTTCATTGATATAATATTCCATATGCTCTGATATTCTAAACTCAGGCAACAGGCCGTGATCTTTTCCAATTCTTTTGATATCTTCAATATATTCAGAATATGTATCATAGAACGGAGCCAACCCAGATTGATCGCCAGCCTCCCATTTGTTATCCCCAAACTTATATTCGTGATCAGAATCGGTTGGAATTATACCGGCCACTCTTCTATTATACTGAGGTAGTAAGTGCAGGCCGGCGACATATTGAAAATCTGGTGGTGGTGATTCTGGGGCGCCCAACTGTGTAAACCAATTTGGTCCAGAGAATGAGGAATTGTCGTGGGCGAGAAGACCTCCGCTTAAAGCAGTATATACTGAATACGGATAAACATTGTTTTGTAAAATGCCTGCCACATCATTAGAAGCAGATACTGGTGGAAAGACCGTGAATAAGCCGCCGGCATCATCTTGACCCTCTTCAGTTTCAAATTTAATCCTACCAGGAGAATTGTTTACAAAATCATCTCTAGCGTCTAGAGGCCAAATACTAGCTGTCAAAGAGCTGCCATTTGCGTGAGGAGTTCCATCAGTCTTAACCTGTGCATATAATGTATTGAAGTCGCCTATAAATGGTGAATGAGCATCGAACCGGCTTGCTACTGTAATGCGCGGTGTGTTGTTTACTCCACGATTGGTTCTTTCTGCACGACTATCTCTCCAGAAGCCATTTTGATAATTTTCTCTTTGTCTCATAAAAGATAAATAAGTATATTGTTCTCTTGGAAAAATAGTTTCCCTAGTTATGTAACTTTCCAGCCCTTTTATGGGGTTTACAAGGGGATGCACATTTAACCCGCCGCCTAAGATGTAGTGATTAATCACATCTAAAGTTTGACGTTCCTCTTTTATGTTTCTTTGTGAGAGAAGCTTATCGTCTAAATCGATATTGTCTGCTTCGTGATCAGTAAAGAATCGAATATTGTTCATATATGAGTGATCGATTTGCACTAGTTCTGCAGGTGAATCATCTGATAATGGTCCAACACTGTAAGTCACAATGTGTGATAACTGCTTATATTTACTCGTAATTGGGGGTTCAATGGCGGAATTTATTGATTCTATAGTGTTTGTATTAGCGTCAACGTCAGTGACTTGAGAAATTTCTAGAAAGCTTAATCTGTTTTCTTCTCTAAGTGCGCGAGCAACAGGGTGATTATCTTGCCTACAGAGTTTCCAGTTCGAACCACCATATGGCCCTTGGCGGTGTAGTAATAGAGCATTTAAAGATACAGCAGTAGAGGGGTCAACATCAACAGTAATAAAACCATCAGATGAAGCGAAATGGCTATTAAATATGCCACCGGTAACATTATTTCTATCCATCAAAGCTGCTGGTAAAAGGTTACTGTTGTCAGAGGTAAGAGTGTCTTCATAGATTACAGTATTCAATCCAGCAAAATCAACAGGAATCCAATCTGTTGTATCTGGATTATGTATAGATGCACTGTAAGTTCTACCCCAACGACTACTAACTCCAAAGTAGCGCATTACACCAAAATCACTTCTACTTACAAAAGTTAAATCTGTGGAAGCAAGGCTTGCATTACTAAAATTTGGTTGTTCAAAATCATATAGTGCTGGTCCGGTATAATCATTTATTAAACTAGAACTTATCCAAGCATACTGTACGTCTGTTTGTGGTATTTGGTGCTGGACAAAAAAGTTATCATATGATCTTTTTGTTTGTTCCGTATATCTAATTACTGGATTTAATATTTCGACTGTCGAGCCATCATTATTAATAATTTTTCCTGATGCTGCGATAGTGCCGTTGTTTGATCCTTGACTATCAGTCAATGTAGTTCCCGATGATCCATCTGCCCTCCACCAAGAAATTAGCTCATCAACTGCGGTGTGTTTACTTAAATCACCTGGGCCACCTCGATATATATAACGAGCAGATCCATTATATATTTCACCAACCTGAGCGCCGGTTAAAGTGTCACCCCAAACACTAATTTCATCCATAACACCTTGAAAATTTCTATCTCCGGTGTTGTTGTCACCAATAAAACAAGCTTCAGTGTTTATACCAGCATTTTTACCTGAAGGGACGGTTGATGTTCCAGGAGGGTCGGAGGGAAAAGGAACAACAACCGATGTTGCAACTAACTCACCATTTATATAAAATTTGGGATTGCTAAAGACGTGTAAGTCGCCCGCGGGAGCATCAATTTTGACAAAAATGCTTGAATCATGTGTAACTGCAATATGGTACCATCGATTAGTTTCTATTAATCCTGCAGCAGTTTTAAATTGACCGTTTCTTTTCGTATACTTGTGCGTTAATCTCAGCTCACCGGTGTTCGTGATAAATAATGTTATATCACCATCGCCAAAGTCGAATATACGTGATTCATTACCACCACCAGCATGATTTAAAGACGAGGCATTTATCCAAGCAGAAAGAGTATATCTTTGCACAGAGCCCTCGCCGTTTCCTATAAGATTATTCCAAGTGGCAGCGGTTCCAATATTAACTCTATCAGAAGTTCCATTAAAAGTCACTATTTTTGTATTAGTAAATGATTGATCTAATTGATCTTCACCAATAAAAGGCTGAAGTCTAGTGTTTCTATTTACTTTATGAAAAGATCCAGTAAATGGATAAGCATCTGTAAATCCTCCTGTGAAGTCACTTACGGAAGCTAAACCCGTACCATTATCTGAATTTTGTCTATTTCCTCCGGTGCCACCGGTGTTCTGAGTAACTGTTATTTTATTATCTACGCGGACTGCAGTATAACCTGCATTGGTTGTAGCATTAATAGCTTTTTCAACAGCTTCAGCGACTTTATCTTTTGATGCGGGGCCACCGCCCACGCCGCCAAAGAAAACATCGAATGTGGTACCCGCAGGGCCTCCTGCTTGAGTGCCAAAGGCTCCAGCGGCGCTGACTCTATACGTAGTTTTTACGTTATCAGCGTCTGTCAATGTAAAAACCTTACCTGTTGATAAAGACCCACCTTCACCCGCAACAATTAGCGCAGTTGCTTTGCCAATTGTAGCACTCCGATCTAAATCTATACTAGAATTTCCTCCGGGGTATTCTTCTCCTGCTATCTCAAAATCCGCAACCGTTTTAGCATCGCTAAACAGGCCAAACTGATTTGTATGATCTGAATGTAGTTCATTTAGTGGGTCACGAACAGCTAGATTTCTGTATGGCAATGCGTTATAAACACTAAGTTCGCCGGCCGGCGCATCTAATACACCCTCGGCCATCGTTGCAGGATCGCCAGGAGCCGAGAAACGATTTACAATTATAGCTTTATTCGAACCGGTTAAATCTCTTCTTGGTAACTCAAAATCAATAACACCAGATACCGTCATTGATGCGGCGGTGATTGAAGCCAAATCACCCTCGGATTCTGCCAAATAGCGATTGTTTATTGAACGACCATTAGTCATAACAATCTCATAAGTATTTGTATAGTTTCCTATCTTTGTGACGCCGGCAGCATCGGTGCCTTGAGCAAATGAAGTTTCTGAGTCTATTTCTAAGGCGCCTGTTGTTTGTTGAATATTTTTAATGTTTACCGGTCTTTTCGCATATTCTTCTCTAAAGTAAACAGACTTTGGATTATGTGGCGAGACGTTAACTAAATCTATCAAGTCTGCAGATGCAGTTAACCTCCAACCTTCTAATCTTTCACCCTCGCCTTCAGGTTGTTCATTATCAGGTGTAAAGTTTGTCATCACATGGCGATAGGCGCGGCCACCGACATATTTTTCCGTGAACGGACCCTGCATTGGAACATCATTAAAAGGTCCGTAATTATCGTGATGTAAGTTTGTAATTGCAAGATTTGCTTGGAAATTGGCAAGGTCTGCATATGCTGGATTAGAATCAACAGAAGAACTGTATAAACTAAATGGGAAAATGTGATCACCTTTGAAAACATTACTAGTGTCCGGATTATTTCCATCAATTGTTGCAAAAGCTGAAAACTTGTATTTTCTTTTGCCTTTGTTTAAAGCTAAGTTATCATCACAATCCTTGAACGACTCCAACTTTGTCTCAGGCGGTTCAATAGAAATCAACCCCCCCTCGTCAGTGGCCGAAGGCGAAGGTCGTTTCCTGATGGAATCCCAGAATCCTACTTTTTTATTTTCGTGTGCATTGCCACCGCCGTGGATTTGGGGCTGCTTAACTGCATTTATTTTATAAGGTCTTGGAAATCTTCGCAAAGCGTAAGTTGATCCTTGATACGTCCCCGCTGAACTACTTAAATTTGGTGGTGTTGCATTGGTCTGATTGTTGATTACATTGATTATTTCTTGCCTATCAGAATCAACACCAGCCACGCCACTAGTTGAAAGTGCTCTTTCAGCTCTCTCTTTCCACCAAAGACAGCTATCATCAGTGTTAACATCCCTTCCGCCGGTAAAGTCTCCGACAGAAGTTAATCCAGTGCCGGTGCTACTATTTGTGCTTGATCTATTTCCTGCTGCACCTGCAGTGTTTTGCGTCACTGTTATGGTGCTATCTACTCGTACTGCTGTATAATCTCCATTAGTTGTAGCGTTAATAGCCTTCTCAACAGCCTCTGCAACTTTATCTTTTGATGCGGGGCCACCGCCGACATCTTTGAAGAAGACATTAATGTTGCTTCCGGCTGCTCCACCCGGCTGAGTTCGATAGTCATCTGTGCCTGTGCCTGACCCTCCGCCGTTTGCTGTATATGTGGTTATAACACCAGCAGCATTTGTTAATGTAAAAGTCTGACCTGGCGCTATAGTACCGCCTTCGCCGGCAACAATCACAGCAGTAGCTGCTATTGGTGAAACCAAAGGATCTAGTGGGGCATGCCCCTCTTTCCAAGGGTATGTGAGTTCATTAATGCCAAATAGACTACCTTCAGGATCGCTCTGTTTAAATTCATAAGTTGGAAACTTAGACTCATACTTGTTTCTTTCAAGAATGTGAGACTCGATTATATTTCTTAATGGTCTTTCATCCAGACCAGAGGACATTGGCGCTAGCTTTTGAATCATTGCAGACACTGCTAGGTCAAACCACTTAAAATATTCAATGTATTTATCGATATTTGGAGCGTCCATTCTTTCAAAGAATAGCTGTCTCAAGGTGTTTAAGCTTTTATATTCACTTCGGTATCTGTCGACCGGGCGGCCTATCAAGTTATTATAACTAACGGTTGTCGACATAAATTTAAGCATTTCTTCTGAAATATTTTGATACGGGCTTTTTTCTACATATAGATCAAAAAAGATCGGGCGCGTATCTCTATTGTAAAATCTATCATCATTAGTCAAGACCTTAACTGTATTTTCATTGGTTAGTGTCTCCGGCATATTTGGCTTTGATATTGCATACTCTCTCGATGACACAACACTAGTGCTGTTGTTGGCAAACTGAAATCCAACACCAGTATACTGTTTGTTAACTATATTTTCTAAATATCCATACCTTGGCTTTTGATTTATAGAGCCAGAAGTTAAATCTTCCACTATAAATTGACCAGAGGCATTCGATCCAGTTACAGTGTCAAAATTCCAATGTAAAAGAAGAGTTTCTTTGTTTGGTACAAAAATATTGTTCACTGATTCATTAAAAAGATAGGCATTCTGCTCTGGATTTTTTATACTATAATTTGAAGGGTCAGATGCGTGTACGCTTAAGTCTTCTAAAGTTAGTTTATTTTGCCAAACCCTGAATGAATTAACTCTTATATCTGATTTTTCTAGTAAAGATCCAGTGAAATTTGTTCTGTGCGCTCCCACAAATGTTCTTTTTGGAGATGCTAAAAACTTAACTGCTTGTGCAGCGGTCATTGATCCCGTTACTGTGAATTGATTAAGCGTTATATCAGAAGTTTTTTGAATACCTGAAAATTCTACCACATAATCAGAATTTGTTGTTCCTAGAACTTGATTTGCATTAGGATATTTTTCAGGATATAAACAAACTAAAAAATTCCAAGGCGTATCGTTATAAACATCATCATAGTAGGACGAAGTTAATTTAGGTATAAACCCTCCAGCAGTGCCGGTAAGTTCGAACTTTGCCTTATTAGAAAAAAGACTTGGTTTAATAGCCTTAACTAAAAAGTTTGCATAGTCATTAGAATCCCAAGTCGTGTCCTCTGGTTCAAAGTCTCTAGCTGTGTGCATACCAAACAGACTAGCTGTTGTCACTAAAGGATAGTTATTTCTGTAAGAATTTGCCTTTGTAGCCAGTGTATTGTACTTTGACTCATCTACCCTCAAAGGAAAGACAATACTAGCTTCTACAGACAAAGGAAGGCTATTTTCTCTGGAATCTGAAACCGTAAAATTTTTGCTAGCTGATATGAACGTCCTAGTATTTGTATTCAGGCTGCTAGAAAACTGATACACTGACGCATCGGAATTTGCATTAGTGTTAAAGTTTGCTAACTTAAATTTATCAGACACCAATCGATAGTTATCTTCTAAGGTAAAATCAACATTGTTGGAATAATAATTTAATTTATATATTTCATCGTCTATTCCAAAACAACGAATAAGATTCCTAAATGATTTTTCAGTACCTTTTGTTTTGTTAATATAAGTTAAGTTGTTATAGATGTTCTTATATATAAGATTCTTTACGTTTGAAATCTTTTCTGTATAAAAAGTGTCATCATCTCTACTTTCGAAATATTCTAGGGCTTCAATTGCATTAAATATCTCCGGAGCAATAAACCCTTTAGATTCTAGAATTCTACTCATAAAAGGAGTAGGTTTAAAGGATGCACTAAAATAGCTAGTTTGGCTTAATGCCGGCATTGATGACATCATATTGGCAACATTATCAAAATAGCTACTTATTATTTGTGTTAAATTCCAAAGAGAATTTGCTATTATGCCATCGTCATCAGGAGTGCTAGTTTCATGTTCCTCTAAAATCCAAGAGGGTAATGAATAGTATATCGTTGAAGGATTCCTGTAATCATATTCTTTTCCTTCTTTTCTTTTTTCTTGCATAAAGGAAAAGACTTCTGGATGTGATGAGTAGAGTATTGGATCTTTAAATTCAGTTGCTGTATATGTTGTAAGGCCAGATTCATTTATAGCAGATCCAGTTTCTCTTGAACCCGCTGAAGAATACCCAACCCAAGTTCCGTTGCTAACTCTTCCCGAATAATCTAAAACCTTTGAATCAGTAGCGGATTTACCTAGTATTCCTTCATTAAATTTAAAGTAAACGCCAAGATCGGTATTTGATAGGTCAGTGTTTGTGCCGCCGCCGACTTGATCGAACCAGCGAGTTTGTATTTGTTTTGATGTTCTCCAGCGCTTCCAATATCTAAATTCATCGATAGAGCCTGAAAATGGCGACCATCCTCGTTCGCCGCGATCTGATGTGCCGTCATAAAAGGTCGCGACTTGTGCTCCGACATTAGCTATGATACTGCCAGAAACGTAACCAACTGGAAAACCTCCAGTTGCGGAATCATTATGCTTTCCATCGACAAATAAATCAAAGAATGTTTTAGCTCCCTGGGTTCTCATTCTCACTGCATAATGGTGCCAATTGCCATCTGCAATAGAGGCAGTTGTTAATGTGGGGGCTCCCATATACAATCTAATGTTATTAGTGCTTCCAGAAGCATAACTTATAAAGAAGGCTTGATTACTAGTATTATTAACTGTGCCAGTGCTAGCAAGGGCTATGGATAGGCGACCATAATCGGCACTAGTACGCGTAGTGCCGGTAACATGAGCATCAACAATAAATTCAAAATATTCCTGGTCGGCTACGTAGGCATCTTTTTTTAACCAGAATTCTACAGTATTGCCTTTTGTTCCGTCAATTAAAAGATTGTTTTCTCTGTTGTTAGATATATCATAAAGATTGGCATCTTTTCTAAAATGAGCTTCGCCGGTGTCTGGATCGACGTAAATTGATTTTCCGGAACCTGGATGTGGGCCGCCTTTTACTAAAATATATTCATTAGATACTGGTGGGTAAAAGAACCCTTCATTTCCGCTTGTCGATGCAGCTACAAGAAAGTTAGCATATCCTGTTGTTCTTGGATAACCATTTTCAAAAAGATATAAATCTAAATTAGAAGAAGAAAGCTCCCAAAGAATCTTTTCTTTTTTAGAGCCATCATAAGGATAAGTCTCATACGTTCTTTTTATTGAGTCGTAGTAATATTTTTCAGCAGATCCAAAACGAGCGAAGTTTTCTGGCTTAGAGTAGTCAACTAAGGGAACAAACTTATCTTTTTCTTCTAAAAACTTTTCAACAAACTGGGCTGATTCTATTCCGCTAGCGGTTAAAGAATTAATCGAGGAGTTTCCAAGATATTTATAATTGTGCTCTTTAAATAAATCTTTTAAGGACATATTATTCTACTCTAAACCTAAACCTTTCTGGTTGCTCAACATAACTTCCATTAATTAAATAAGCAAAACTTAATTCATAAACAGCATCACTATCGAATAAATCCATTTCTAAATCAAAATAACTTCCATTCGAATCATATGATAACCGAGTATGGTTTAGGGAACCAGTCCCAAATGGAATAACATTTAGATTATCACTCACCCTGGTAAAGCGATAATAAGCATTGTCAATTATACTTGTCTCTATATCGTTATTTGCTACTGTATAAATAGTTGGGGACCAATCTTTTTGACGTGTATAGAGTCTAAATCTAACCTTTTCGTTTCTACTGTATACCGCTCGTAAGTTTGTAACTTTAGACACGTATTTCTGATCAAAGTTGTAATTCTGGCTATTAAAAGTTTGTACTGTGATAGCCGAACCAGTGTGATATTCAATCGATCCACTATGCCAAACATCAAACAGCTTGGTGATACTAGAAGAAGCATATGCAAAAGAACAAGAATATATGCCTGTTTCTATGTGTGTTCCAGTTATATTAAGATCGCCGGTAGCTACTACGCCGCCGCCTTCTGGTAAAAATAGTTTTGCACCTGTTGGTGCGGTGGATCCACTATAAATACTTACTTTAATTTTTCCTGTGCCCACTGCTGGGATGTCTGTTAGTTGGCCTCTGACTATATTGTAAAGATAAAGATTCATCAAATTATCAGACGCTGGTACTAATGATGAACTTAAAAAGAAATCTCCACGATTGTCTTTTTTACTATCATCCCATCGAGCTTCAATTATGGGACGTTTGTGAAAAAATTGTGATCCCCTTCCAAAAAACATTTTAGTGTAAAAAGAATCTGTTGCAGTTTCATCTGATCCTGTAAGGCGAACCCCAAAGCCAAAGTTGCTTAACCCGTTACTTGCTGGTCCTTTAATCCAATCTTCGACTAAGTGACTTACATCAACTTCTAAATTCTCAAAGCCAGTGTCAAAAGATTGATTGAAAGTATATTCGTCACTATTAACGTAGCTACCTCCCTCAACATTGGCACCATTTGTAAAATTATTTACAACAAAAGAACCCATACCTGAGTCTTGTGCGTTTGCTTTATTTCCCACGGTGCCTGGAGTGTTCTGAGTAATACGGACATTGTTACCTGTTTTTGACGCGGTAAAACCGATATTTGTACCTGCATTAATCCGTGCGATAATTTGATCTGCGGTGGCGCCAGCATCGCCGGAGGCCATGCCATCGATGCCAATATTGACAGTGGTGCCAGGAGTATATGCTGTGGTGTTTGCCGATACGTTTACACCTGTCACAAATTTATATGTTGTCGAGGTATTGGCTGCGTCTGTCAATGTAAATGTCCCGGCAGTCAGCGACTCCTTCACCACGGTTTCAATTGTAGCAGTGGCTCTACCAGAAATATCAGCCCAAGGAACACCGCTTGAGGCAAAAACATAATTTGATGCATCTTCGTCTGAATAGTCTTCCATGTCAAGACCAAGACCTTCATTCCAAGATTGAGATATTGGCTGGACTAATAACGTGTAATTTTTTGGTGTAGTTTGTGTGTGTTCTGCATCATACATTTTTAAAAAGAAATTGACACTACCAGATGCTGGAATAACACCTGCTGTTCTATCTAAATTTATCGCCGTTGTGTCAAACTCAATGAGCACTCGCGATAGCTCTGAAGATAATCCAGTGCTTGAGCTAGCCTGGGCGTAAATACTAAAAACCTCAAGTATGTCAGATTGACCCATATTTCCGCTTATACCGCGAGTGGATAAATTCTGCTTGAAAGCGTTTGTAATCGTATTATCTTTTGTAGCGTAATATCTTTTTATAGCCATTATTTAATTGTCCCTATGATGTCGTTATCAGGAAATTTAATTTCAAAAATAGAATCTCGTGGACAAGTAACTTTTCTACCATCAGAGGACATATTGTTTTCTGTATTAAAATTTGTGTTTGAATAAAGAGGGCCATTTTTAGTCAATACGCTAATTTCTACAACATCCAAAACCAATGGTGAATTTTTTAAAACACTAAAGACATCTGTTATTGAGAATGACTCTGCAATTTCATAGTTTTTTCTTCTAGTAAAGAAAACAGATAAGTCTCTTTTTGATGTCTCTAAAGCTCTAAACTTGTCTGCATCGGGAAATGCTATTATATTGTAAAATAATGAAAGGTTAATAATGTTTGCATCCAAAATGTCAATAGAATCATTAATCATTTTATATCTAGAAATATATGTTTTTAAATTATTTTTAATTGTCGCGTTTGCTTTTTGTAATTTTCCATCTGCGCCGCGAGAAAGAACATATAAATTAATATTTCGCTGATTAAACGAATCTGAATCTTGCAAGGCAGATGCTTTCGCTATTGAACCAAAAGACTTAGGCATCGTGTAAGCAGCTGTTACTAAATCTTCTTGTGTGACTATTCTATTTTGCATTGAATAAACGCCATAAGCTCTTTCTTTTAACTCATCAGCCGCTGGTAGTGGTGTTGATCCGACAAACGCCCTCTCGTTTATAACTTCTAAACTCTCACGAGTGTTTTGAATTAAAGTTGAATTTAACTCTAGTTCGCTCTTGAAGTTAATAATCGGATCAACAACAGTAATGACTGTGTTGGCTGCTGTGTTCGTATTTTGGGTTGTATTGACTCTATAAATAATAGTCAACACCGTATTAGATGGACTAACACCTAAACTATCACTTTTAACCAGCGCAGCTGGGTCAAAAGAATCATCAGTAATGTAGTTTTTTCCATGTTGATTTGTCAGCACTGCAGAAGGATCTAAAACGTCAGTCCCTGTCTCATCAGTTCCAAACCCAAACTGCAAAGAAATAGAATCTCTTTCCTTAGTGACAATAAATCTTCTAGGTATCGATAGAGGCTTTAGTACATTTGGAACCAAGCTACTATCTCCACCAGTATTTTGTACTGGTATATAAATGATATTCTGAGTTAAATAATCAACCTCAAAATATGGATTTCCTTCTGTATCGACAACAGAAACTATCTCTGTTATGTTTGTCCCAGGTAGCTCCACTTTTCTAAATCTTTCATATTCTCCAATTTGTATGTTTTGAATGAGTAACTCACCAGAAACTGCTTGGCCTTTAGCTCTAATAGCATATGAGGTTGGTGTGGATTCATCGGCGCCTATCTGACCTGGTACAATTTCATTTTGTTCAATATCCTTAAAAT